TTAAGTAGCGTCTGGCAGCATTCGCGACATTTCGACGTAATCCTTCATGCAGTTGGAAACTGCTGCATAGCCAGCTTTCGTCAGCTCAAGATTTGCGCGTCTTCCATCTTTTGCATCTTCGTAGCGCTGCAATAGGCCGCGGTTTTCAAGTACTGTGATCCATCGGAGAGCCGTCGTCGGGGGAGCGCAAGCGCCGATACATGCGCTTGTGATGCTGGTTTGCTTGCCATCAACTTGTCGTACATACAGGTCGAGCATCATGTCCCATGCTGGCTCCCCCATCAGGTTTTTATCCAAGTGGCGATCGCGCTTTCGCCGACTTGCATAAATGTTGGCAGCCATCCTCTTCAATTCGGAAGGGGTAGGGTCGTTTCCGGGGTTTTTGTAAGTCGCTGCGACTGTTTCCCTGCTTTCATACTTGGAAAGCATGGCGAGCGCTTGAGTGAGCTGGGCGGCTTGAATTGAAAGTTGTTCTAGAATTTCCTGCTGCAGAGCGGGGTCGGGCTGCTCGCCCGAAAATGTCTTCACGCTTTGCATCGCCATCTGCTCCGAATCATCATTATTAATTTGATGATCTGTGTATTCACTGAGTGAGCATGCGCAGCATTAACGGTGTGAAATAATTGTGAAGATCACCGTCATAATGGAGATAATTTTATGATCGATCACGATTGACTCGACGTGGTCTGACGTCGCGACACATAGCTATGGCCTATCAATCATTCCGCGTAGTGCGTCCAATCCAGCCTGTACGTGGACAGCGGCCAGCTCCAACTTGAGTGCGTCGAGTTCAGCAAGGACCTCTTCCAGTTTGGCGACAACTTCGCGGATTTCTTTAACGATCATCATGTTCAACCTGATTGCGGGCCTTTGCTTGCCATGCATGTTAACAGATTTTCATACTGGATTATACGTAATAAAAATCGGGATTGTCAGAACCTGGAGATAGCGAATTCGACGCAGATAGGGTGCTCGTTGCCCTTACGATCAGAGTTGCTCGCCTATCTGAATAGGAGGTTCACTTTAGAACAGCCTATTTTCGTGAGAAGGCACCTTTGTAAGCGGTTTGAACCAAGGCTCATCGGTCCGGTCCACCACCAGCGGCCCATCCCACGTTCGCAGCAGCTCGAAAGCCTCGTCTGGTGACCCCTCGGTCCACCGCGCCCAGTCCTCGCGCCGTAGAATCGTCGGCATCCGGTCATGCACGTCAGACATCTGCTCGCAGCCGTCGACCATGACCATCGAATAGGCCTCGCCCCACTCGTCGGTCGGCCGCCAGATCCCCGCGGCGATGAATACCTCTTCCCCCGGCAGCGAGTACCAGGTGCGGGTGTTGCGCCGGTCCTGGCCCTCTGGCTCGCACCACTGCGTCACCGGGATCAGGCAGCGTCGATCGCGGAAGCTGTCCCGCCAGATCGGGTAGCGCCGCAGGTTGTCATCGCGGGCATTGTTGACGGGTGAGGGTTTGAGCGGCTTGCCCGTCTTCTTGCTCACGGCGTGGCGCGGGAAGCCCCAAGACATTGCTCGCAGGGTGCCGCCTTCGATGACCAGGCCGGGATAGCCGGGCCACACCTCGGCCGCGAAGTTCGCGCCGGGGGTGAAGGCCTTGCCGAACAGCTTGGCGACCTCAGCACCCTTGGCGTTCATGCGGTAGAGGTTGCACATGCCGCATCATGTGCTGCCGACGATCGCGCTGTCAAACGGACTCGCCTCGGCACTGTGTTCCATTTATGTTCTCACTTGTGATAGTGATTCGGAGCCCCTGATGAAATGGTCGGAAGGCGGCTTCATGGTCCCGACCGACATCTTCGAGGCGGCGACCCTGCATTACTCGGTGATGGCGGTTTGCGCGTGCCAGCATAGCGCCAGGTTCGAAACCAAAACGCTGTGGTGGCACTTCAAGCGCCGCAGCTGGGATGATCGCCTTGGCCCTGCGAGGCAGCGGTTTTGGTGCCGGGTCTGCCGGTCGAAACTGCGCAAGAAGGTGCGGCCTGAGAGGCTTGAGTTTGTGGCCTGGGCGAAAGGTGATTTCGAACTGGCATGGCCCGACGAACGGACATGGAAGGAAGCGGTGAGGCGGGTGCGATGACGCGGCAATCCGCACTCCGCACCCGCTTCCTGCGCCGATGGAGCCCCGGCGGTCGCGCTCACTTAGATATCGAGGTTCCGCCGTTCGATTTCCGCAAGCACCGCTGCTTCAACGTCGGTGAGATTTTCACTGTCCGTCACCGCATCCCATTCATCGTGCAGTTGCTCGTCCGTCATCCCGGCCGCAATTTCTTCAGCCGTTATGGCGTCAACCTCAGGATGCTCATGCGGGGTATCTTCGGTCATATCGCTCTCCCGGCCAGTGTTCTGCATACTCTGGCCCTGGTTGATGAACGCTGATAACTGCGGTTGGTTCGCTCGCGGATTGCGAAACCGGCTGCTGCATCCCTATTCGGAGCTGGCCTACGTGCGAGTAGCAGACCCATCATGCGCAGCCAGCGGCCGGCCTTTGCGGATTTGGAACCGGGCCAACCTTTCAACCATGATCTGCGTCATCCGGTTCTTTGCCGCATCCCGCTTCAGGCCGTCCTTGCCGGCGAACGCTTGAACCAGGCTACGGGGCATCTGTCCGAGCAGGAAGGCGATCAGGAATCCCAGCTCCTCCTCGGATACGTCGCAAGGGTATTCCTCTTCCGGCACCCGCATCGTCAAATCTCCATATGAGAACAAATATGGAACATGCTATGGCGTGATCAGATGATTCGCAGAAGGGCTTTCCTATGACCGGTCTCTCGAAAATGGATTTTAACGACACCGCTGCGGCTGCCGAGGCGATCCCGTTTGGCCGCTGGGTTCTCCAGCAGACTGAGCGCGGCGGCTTTCTGGGGGAACTGGCGAAGGCCGCGAAGGCTGACCGGGCGTTCCCGAAAGACGGCGACCCGGAGGCCGTGCGCAAGCGGATCAGCGAGCAGGGCGCCGACCCCGATATGCACGAGGCGTTGGACGATGCCGAGCTGGACTGGAAGGCTTATTGAGGGCAGGCGATGCCGGGCATGCCAGTGCGCTCATAGAACCGGCATAGCCTGACCCCAGCGGCGCGCACCCGGTCGCCCCATGCCTCGATGCTGGCGTTATAGCGGGCATCGGCATTTGGATCAGTGAGGATCGCGGCTGTTGGGGCGGGCTTGGCCTCGGTAGCGGCCTCAACATCCTCGCGGGCCGGGTAGGTTCCGGTGGTCTTGCAGGCGGTGAGCAGCAGCACCATTGCGGCGACCATAGCGAACTTCGATGCCTTGTCTTGGGTCACTGGCACACCTCCCGATAAGCCGCGCTCTCCGTCATCCCGGCCTGCTTGAGCCGCGCGCAGTTCAGCGCCCGGTTCTGCGGCGCGACCGTGGCGCGGGCTTCCGGCGGTTTCGCTGCCTCCGATGCCTCGGCCTTAGCAATGGCCGTCTCGCGCTCCTGGCTGACGATAAGCCCGGTCATGGCGTCTGCGGCGCGTTCTTCGGCAGACTTCTCCCGCGCGCCGGATGCGGCTGCCTCGCGCTTGTCGTCGTAGCGCTCGATCACGCGCGCATCATAGGTTCTCACCGCCCACCAGACCAGCAGGACAGCAGCCACCGCGAGAACGACATAGGCCAAGGCCCGGTGCAGCCGCTCGGGAATGCCGATGCGCACGAGGAGCGGGGCGACGAAGGCGATCACAGCGCGGGCTCCTTCGCAGCCGGATCAGCCGGGGGTGAGTTCGCCAGGCTGGCTCCCATGCGATCGACACTGCGCTGCGTCCACCGCTCCTTGATGGCGCCGACGATTAGCGTCAGCACAACCAGGTAGGCGGACGGATCGAACGAGTGATCTGCCGTCGCGCGCCAGATGCCGATGCACATGGCGATGAACACCCCGCCAGCGATGAAGGTCAGCAGGCCGATCTCGCTGACATGATCGGACGGGGCTTTCATGCCATCGCCGCCGCGAGCTTGGTGTGGTACGAATAGCGCTCGTATCCGGTGCCGTTGTAAGCGCGAGCGAAGGCCCGGCAGTCATCGGGATCGCCGCTCAAGGAGCGAAGTTCATCGGTCAGCCCGAACGCCTCAATATAGCGGGCTAGTAACTCGTAATGAGCCGCTTCTTCCGCAACGGTGGAGAATGCTAGCTCATACGGCCCGACATAGCCCAGCTTCGACCAGTGCAGGCCCAGAACCTGGAACTTGCCCCACGAGCAGCTGGCGAACGCGGCATCAGGGTCTTTGCTGCACGCCGCGCCCAGCTTGTCCCAGCTATCCTCGCTGTAACCACCTGCCTGCGCCTGGCTGAATGCTGCCGGTGAGAACTTGCCCTCGGTCTGCCGGTGGAACAGGTGCCGCTCGAACAGGATCTTGGGGCGACCGTTCTTGTCGTAGGCCGCGCCGCCGCTCTCTACGGCCGACACGGCGCGCATCTGCTTGAGTGAGCAGCCGAGACGCGAGGCGAACGCGGTCATGTCCGCGGCGTTCACCGCCGGTGCGTTGATGTTGGTGAAGCGGGAGCGCAGGGCTTCCCGGCTGATCGGCCCGAACAGGCCATCAGCTTTCACGCCCAGCGTGGTCTGCAGCTTGCGAACATCCATCACTCGTCTCCTCTGTCGGTGCCGTGCAACCGACCCATGTCAGCCTTGGCGTTCTCGGCCGCGAGCAGCCGGGCCGCGTCCTGCCGCTTCCGCCCCATCTTCGCGGCGTCGTCGATCAGGCTGCCAACCACCCATTCGAAGGCCTGCATCAGTAATCCGGCCAGCGTCTTGATCGTGCGCACACCGCCGAACGCGATGCCGAACGCGATGATCGCGGCGCCAAGCGGATCGAGGTGCAGCTTGCGGACCGCGAAGGCCGCGAACAGCGCGCCGCCGCCACCGATGAGCAGTGAGACGACGAAAGCCCGGCGGATGTCGCGGAAGGGGCGCTGCTGCTCGACCATGACGCCGATGATCGCCAGCCACCCGGTGACCAAGCCAAAGGCGATCCCGGCATATAGCGGATCGACGGCCCCCAGCGGAGCAGTGAGCAATGCAGGGGCGTACTTTGCCGAGACTTCACCGCGCATCATCCACCCGCTGTTGCGATCGTGGCGAACCAGACCGCGAGAAACCATGTCATCGCCATGCCGGCGATCCACCAGCGGCCACGCGCGAAGGCGACTGCCGCCAGCCAGGAGCCGAGCCCGGCCACCGTCCACGTCGCAGCGAGGATCTGCCGGACGGATACCGTATCGACCCCGAAGCCCGGCACGCGGCTCGTAAGGGGTAGGACCAGCCCGGCGACGAAGCTGAACACGAGGAAGCACAGCAGCGCCGCGCCGCCAAGCATCAGGGGGACTTGCGGCACCGGCACATCAGCGTGGCCGCCAGTGACCCGCACCTTGAAGATCGCCCACAGCTTGCGAGCCAAAGGCACAGCACCGAATGGCGCGCCGACCATTGCCCACCAGCGCATTACGTCGGCCCAGTGGTCGGCGGTGGTGAGGGTCATGCCATCACGGTCCTGGTCAGCTCACGCCCGATCGCCGCGTGCTCCCTGATGCCGGGGTGGTTGTTGCGGTTCGCCGCGCACCGATCTGCCGGTGCCACGCCCAGCGCACTGGAGAAGCGGGTGTCGTAGAGCGGCACGCTGGGCTGAAACGCCACTCCTGAGTATTCTGCGGCACGGCGCAGAGCCCGATTCGTCAACTCCCAGCCCGTGAGGACAGACGCGCTGTTCTTGTACTCCGCGCCCATCACGATGCATTCGGTGCCCGCCGCCTTCGCTGCGTCGATCGCGATGAGCATGTTCGCCTCGGTGGTGGCCGAGGCATACTCGTTCATGCCCATATGGAAGACGATCAGGTCGGGCGCGAGCGCGACGGCAGCAGTCATCCATGGTGACGCGGCGCCGGCGCTGACCAGCCCGGCCGACGACTGCCCGCTGATCGCGAAGTTGTCGTAGAACAGGTCAGCTCCCAGGGTATACCCGGTATCGTCGAGCGCGTTGACCAGCTCCCACATGAACCCGAACTTTGTGTGGATCTGACCCGCACCGTCATTGGCCCGGCCAAGCTGGGTGGAGGTGTAGAGAGGAAGCGCATCGACCACATCGTTGCCTGCGCCGGGCGGTGTGCCGATAGCATCGCGCAGGTAGTGGAGGGAGGCTGAAATCGGCGCTGCCGCAGCGTCGCGATAGATGCCATTCGGAGCCGCCTGCATTGCAGCAAGCGACACTTCGGAAGCGATAGCCTGGATGCTGTCGCCCACGCTGACGATGCGGATAGGTGCGCCCTTGGCGATCTTCGCGCGGAATTTGCGCAGGCAGTTCCGGGCGCGGGTTCGATCCTGTCCGACTTGGGTTGCAATGGTTCGGTCGATGCCGTCGAAGAGGTTCCACACCGGCACGGCGACAATAGCCGCGCTGCTCACCCGAAGATTCGCAATAGGCACCCGGCTTGCTGCGCCGATGGCTGGGATGAACTCGTAGGCATCAGTCGCGCGCTCGGTCCCGGCCGTCACGCCGAAAGCCTTCGTTTCCGCGTCGATCCACAGCACGTCATATCGGACGAGGGAGCCCGCAGGAGCGGCAATCGTGCGGGTGTCAGTGAAGGCCGCTTCCGCGCCGTCGCGCCCGTACTTGATCCTCGTTGCGACGGACAGGCCGGTGGGAGTAACTGCCGCCTCGGTGATGCGGTCCGCATAGTAGGTGCCGGTTGCACGAGCGAGGGCCGCAGCCGTCACCGCGACCGTTGAAATGTTGTACTGGACCTCAAGGCGCAGGGCGGTGATGACCGTGCCAGGGGCTGCGGTTGCCGGGGTGTTGCCCGTGACGCTGTACCAGCCCGCGCCATCCGCAGTAGTAGCGGTCGAATAGGTGAACAGGCCCGGCCCATAGATCGAAAATAGATCGCCTGCCTGGACTGGGATCGACGACCCGAACGAGAACGACTGCAAGCCCGTCGCGGCTGTGGTGAACGTGTATTGCGCAGTTTTCGTGAGCGTTCCCGAAACCAGCGTGTAGCGCCCGATCGTGATGGTCCCGGCTGCCTTCACGAAAATCTTGATCGTGGCGAGGTAGCCATCGGTGGGGGCCGGTGTCGCCTGCACATAGGTCGCTGGCGTACTGGTCGATGTCACGGTGCCGTCGATCGGGTCGACTGGGCGACCGACCTGCGCCGACCCGAGCAATGCAGCCACCGCAGGGGAAAATCCGGCCACGGTATCGGAAAGCGCGTTGAACGCCGTTGCCGTCACGGCCAGCGAATAGCTGACCAGGTTGAACTGCACCTCAAGGCGAACGTTGGTCGTCACTGCCCCAGCGGATCCGGAGGCGGGCGAAGCGCCGGTCAAGGCGTACCAACCAGAGCCGTCCGCAACTGCAGCCGTGAAGGTCCAAAGCCCTGGCCCGTGGATAGACAGTAGTTCGCCAGCCTGCACCGGGACGGTGGTGCCGAGGCTGAAGGTTTGCAGGCCGGTAGCTGAAGCGGCGAAGGTGTATGTGGCAACGCGCGTCAGAGTGCCCGCGGACAGCGTGTACCGTCCAATGGTGATCGTGCCGGCGGCCTTCACGAACAGCTTCACCGACTGGAGATAGCCGGTCGCCGCAACGGCGTTCGCCATCACGTAAGTGGCAGGCGAAGAGGTTGACGTTGGGCTGCCGTCGATAGGATTCGCTGGCCTGCCGATCTGGGCGGCGATCACATTCGATTGCGCCACCATGTAGTCGCTCAGGACGTTGGCGAACGCTTGGGCGAGGGCTGCAGACGAGGCCGCGCTGTTCGCGGCTGTTTGTGCCAGAACGACCAGCGGCTGCACCACCGACGCCACGCCCGCATAGAAGCCCTGCGCCAGCCTGGCGGCGCCCGAAACGTATTCATATACCCCGTTCGCCGCATCCGAGGCCGAGCCATTGTTGTTGTTGACGTAGACCAGCTTGGAACGGTTGTCGGGCGTCGCGTAGAACGTGTCTCGGGCGCCGGTGGTCGCGAGGATGGTCAGGCCGGCCGCCGCGCTACCGATCGAGGTGTCGAGCAGGACGCCGACTGCGCGGATCAGAGCTTTCGACGGCCAATAGGGGCCGGTCGCGGGGATGCCTGCCGTCTGGTAGTCGCGGAAGGCCTCTGCGAACTTGTCGGCAATCGTGCCCATCAGGTGTAGCTCCCGGTCATGTCTTCGACGAAGCGGACAGAGCCGGTGGCGAATTTGGGATTGCTCAATGGTGCGCTCATCTGGCCCTCGACATGCGCCACGAAGCGCGGGTTATTGAAGTCGACGGGGGTGCCGGCATTCACGGCCTCCCGAAGAGGCGTGTGGAATTGGATCGTGGCGGAGGTGGCGGTCTGGTCGATGATCGCGCCGACTTGGTAGGCACGCTCGCGCCACGTATCGTGCACGATGGTGAAACGCTCACCGCCGATCAGGGGTTTGCCAAGCGTGGTGATGGCCAACTTGATCGTGGTGGCCCGCAGCGGGGCGTTCTCCGCGATGAACACCTCGCAATCGCCCTGGGTGTATAGCGTGTCATCGTCGAAGCCGGTGCCGTCCGAGTGGGGTACACGGAAGCGCTTTCCTATGGGCTGGTGCCGGGCATCGCAGATCGGGAAGATGAAGGGATCGATGCCGCCTCCGGTCGCCGAGTTGAACGCGCGCCAGGCCATGATTTTTTCGGGCTTGTGGAGCGCGATGCCGTCCGCGTTGGCGTACCAGTACCCGCCGCCGTCCGTCGCGATGCGGTCCTCGATGTTCGATAGCGACCGCCCGCCCGAGATCGATGCCGTGAGGATATCGACGTCCTTGGCGAAGATGCCGAAAAAACACGTAGGGAAGACGAGAAGAGCCATAGGCTCGACCCCACCACGCCGGACGGCTTCGCTCTACGGACGGCCTACTGCTCGATGATCAGGACATTCGACGTCGCGCCGACCAGCAGCGTCACCGCGCCCGTAAGCAAGCCGGCTTGGTCGACCTTCACCTGAGCCTGCGTCAGGGTTGTCGTGCCGGTAACGACCGATCGTGTCGCGCCAGATATGACGGCAGTGGTGGCGGGCAGGGGGATGACTTGGGGAATGGCGGTGAAGCCGTAGGGGGTGAGGTTGAAGGTCGCGATACCGCTGGCGTTGGTCACTGCCGACATCGGGAAAACCCGCTTGATGGCATTGAAGTTGAACGCAAGCGCCTTGGTCGCAACATACCCAGTCGCGCCGATGTACATGCCGGTGGCCGGCTTGGTGCCTTCGCCGCCGGTCCAGTCGACAACCTTGATCAGCGTCCGGGTGCCGTCAGCCTCGCCAGCAAGGATGGGCGTCCAACCATCGTTGCCTTCGGGCCCTGCCACGGTCGATGGCGCGCCGGCCGCGCCAGGTGCACCAGGGTCGCCCTTGTCCGCCACGAACGGTTGAAGCTTGCCGCCCTGCGTCAATGCGCCGCCCACCACGTTCATCTTCACTGCCATCAGGTCACCGATGCGCTCTGCGGGCCGGTTGGCGTGGCGGCTACGCCTGCCGAGCTATAAGCCCTGGTCCAATAGAAATAGGTTCCCGCCGCCACGGTATCAGTGATCTGCTGCACCTGCCCGAGGCCGCCGGTGATATCGCCGCTGATGAGCGTCGCCGCGCCGAATACGTTGGTCGTGCCCCGATAGACGCGGGTGTAGGAAAAGTTGCTTGAGGTCGGGTTCCGCCATGCGACGGTGGCCGAGCCAGCGGCGCCGGTGGCGGTAAGCTCGGTCGACGGGGAAGGGGCAAGTGTGGCTGTGCTCGTGCTAACCGTTGTCGTGGGCGCCCATTCCGATATCCGCCCATCACCCGTTGAATAGGCGACTGACACATCCACGCCGATGTTCACCGGGATGCCGGGCAGGATGAGCAGCGCCGCCGGGCCGGGATCGATGTCGGTGTACTCCTGCTCGATCCAACTGACGTCGGTAGTGGCGCGCCAACGGGCGTACCAAGTGATGTCGTCGCGGTCGTAACCCTCGACCAGGATGCGGACACGCGCGCCGGTACCGCCTGAATCCAGTTCGGGCGTAGCGGTAGTGATGGTCGGTGTTTCGAGGGGCTCCGGGGCTACGCGGTTGCCTACCGGGGCGGGGTTGCCTTCCTCGGTGGCCGGGTTCCAGGCGTCTACATTCGGATCTGCCTTGATCCAATCGAAGGTCACCCCGCCGGTGGTGAGGTTGCGGCGAAGGCGAACAATTTCGGCAGTGCCCGAGAAGAACACTGCGCCGGCTTCCTCGATATGAAGCGGAATGAACCGCTTGCCGCGAATCTTGCGCCCGGCGATTGTGGTTGTGACAGACCCTCGGTTGGGCGCCATGGTCTTTGCCATCAGACGCTTGGCCAGGCGGCGGGCCTGGCCATGACTTGGGACGGCGTTTTCGAGAGGTGTTGTTTTTAGCTCCCCATCGGCGAAAATCGCGTCTTCATCTCGCCATGAGGTGGCGTCCACCGTCGTGTAATCGTGGTCGGCCGACAGGTAGGAAACCGCGATCTCGTTCGACTGGTCTTCGTCGACAATCCCATAGTCCCACGAATATGAGACGATCTCATCCGGGCCGATCAGGTCGGCAGGATCAGGATCAACATATCGGCCCGACCAAGCGACCAAGGCGCCATCGGAGCGCGGGGCGATAAATCCGTCCCATGCCGCCAGCAGGTTCCCGATAGTGGCCTTGTGGGTGTCGGTGTGCTTGTGGGCTAGCGCAACACGGTAGCGCTTCTCAGTGCCGCCAGCTTTGAGCGGTACCGCGACGTCGCAGTCGTTAGCAGCTGCGGTCCAGGAACCCAGCGTGGGAGCGAAGTGCGTTTCCCAGTCTTTATAGGCCCGCGTCATGTAATAATGCGCGGTGCAAAGCGCGGCGTTGTCGCTGAACCTCCAAGTCGATGGATCGGAGGCGCTTTGGGTCACATCCCGCCAGTCGAAGACACGCTGCGCCTGCACGACAAGGGAGAGCTGGTTCGCATCGGGGCCGCCCTGAGGATACACGTCGTTGAAATTCTTCTGCTTCACCGGCTTGGAGATCATGCAACCGGTCACCACGCCGTCGCCGCGGTGATTGTTGGTCCAGATGCCAGGTAGGCGCGTGATCAGTTCGGAAAATGCCGTTTCTGTTGCCAACCCGAGGCGCGTTCCGATGCGCACAGTGTCGCCGTCCCCGAACTCCTTATCCTGGGGGAGGACGAAGCCGGCGCCATTCAGCGTGATGCGCTTGTCGCCGAGATAGCGGAACAGGATGGAATCGATCCGGCCGTCATGGAATGCCCAGGCGTCGACGGCGAACCCGTCTGCGTTGGTGTCGTAGAGCATGTATGCCCCGTAGAGCCGCACGGTGCCGTAGGCAGAGATGCGAGGGGGCAGGGCGGTCTTAATCGAGCGCTCCTGCTGCTCTGGCTTCGGTCCCTTGGGCTTGTACAAGGTGGCGAGGGCAAGCGCGGCTGCAGCGGCGACAGGCTGGCCGCCGGGAATGAATACTGCCACGACCGCGACGACCTGAAGGACGAGACGGCCCAGGTCTTTATCGATGATGCTGAGGGGCGAAACGATCGCGCGGGCTACGCCGGCCATCAGGGCCTCCAGATCATGAGGGGGGCGCCGACACCGAACATAGTGCCCAGCTTATGAACAGAGGCCCAGCGCTGGCCGGTCCAGATGCCAGTGGTCTCGTCGGTACCGTCATCGGTAGGAACCGAGATGATCGCCACATCGCCGGGGAGCGGGGCTTCAACCCTCGGCAGGCCGACGGCATCCATTCCGCGCGCCCATAGGGCAAGCAGGCCTCCCCCGCGCCCGATGACTACCTGCGCCTCGCGCTCACTGCCGTAGGCGATGCCGGTGGCCGCCATGGGCGACGCATGGCCCAAGCCGACCAGATAGCGGTCGAGCCATCGAGAACAGTCATGCTGCCGGAAATCCCACGGGGGGCAGGGCGCGCGAAGAAATTCACCCAGCGTCATTTCGGCCCGAACTTCCGGGTCGTGCCCTGATTGATGCCGGCCACATTGCTGAAAATCGCATCGGTTGGCGACCGGCGACGCTGATCCTGGTCGGTGAAGTAAGACATCGGCGCGCGCGAACGGTTCGTGTCTTCAGTGCCGATCGACAGCGTTATCGTGCGGGTGCGAGAGCCATTATCGCCGTCCTCGCTGCTGACCGTCAGCTTGTCGGCGCGAAACACGGCCTCATATTCCACTTCGACCAGCTGCCAGTTCTGATCGAACCGGATCGTGACGAAATGCACTCGGGCGTTGCGGATGGTCGCAGCGTCTTCGAGGGCCAGTGCGACGAGGTCCGAAGATACACCCGACAGCTGGATGTCGATGCGTTCCGCGGTGAAGTTGATGCCCTGCTCAAAGTCCGGTGCTGTGAGCAGCTGACCAGCGCCAAGGTAGAGTGCCGGGGCCGTCTCTACGATGTCGGGCGGGACGATAAGATCGCCCACGCCGCCCCACAGGCGCGCCACGGGATCGGTCTCGATACGAAGGGCAAAGCTTTCACGAAGACGCATGCTCAGCCCTTCAGCTGGTTGTATTTGCTGAGGGTGGGGGGCACTGAGCGTTGGCCTTGCGCGAACGATGCACCTGCCGCACGGGTGGCGCTCTGATCCGAGATGCGCTGCATGTCCGCGTAGAGTTCGGCGGTGACGACAGGGGCGTTGAGGTTGAACTGCGGTGCGCTGATAATGGTGTTGCCGCCGCTGTTGCCCTTTAGGCGGTGGTTTGGAACAATGACGCCGTTCTGCTGCGGGACGAACATTTCCTCGCCGCTCTCGCCGACCTTATACGCCCTGCCAGCTGTGACAGGGCCGCCGATAGCGCGGCCTGGTGTTGATCCACTCCCGATGAACGACTTTCCGAAATTAACGAGGCTGCCAAGGAACCCGCCACCGCCGCTACCGGCCCCCTTCAATGCTTCCGCAAGCGGCTTCATGATCACGTCTTCGATAAACATGTTGAGCAGGCCAGCGATCAGCGGGTCCTTGACGCCGAGGCGCTTCTGGATGGCGCCCGAAATGCTATCGCGCACGCTGTTCAACTCATCGACGACGTAGGATTCTACGAGGTCTTTCGTTTCGCCAGCATCCCGGTCCAGCCTGTCGCGGTATGCTTCCAATGGTGATTGGTTCGACCGCGTGGCAATGGCCTTCCGGCCCGACGTGATCTCGGCCTGAGCGTCGAGCGCCACCTGGGCGCGTTTGCCGGCCGCCGAGTTGGCGCCTTCCAGATCGATGATCGCCTGCAGCTGGGCGCGCTGATAGCGGTCTTCAAGCTCGATCGATGCTAGGGCAAGGCGCTTCCGTTCCGCGCTGCTGTCCGCGAGGTCGTACTGATTACGAAGCACTTCCTGCTGCGCGCGGAACTGCTCGTCAGCAAGGTCCGCAGCTTCGCGGGCCTGCTCGGTCGCCTTATCAAGATCAACCTTGCGCTGCAGTAGTCCGCGCGAGACAGTGATGTCGCCGCTGTCGGGCGCGTCGGGGCCGTAGAGGCGCTCGATCGCTGCAATCGCCTCCTTATTGCCCTTCGCCTCCTTGATCCGCTGGGCCTTTTCTTCAGCAAGGATCTGATCTTGGAGTTCGGCGCGGGCCTCTGCCGTGGTGGCAAGGTCGAGACGGGCCTGTAGTTCTTCCAAGCGGAGACGGGCTAGATCGCGCTCGGTGTTGTCGACGGGGGGTTTGGTTGCCCTCGTTTTGGCCTTTTTCTTCGGATCATCTTCGGTGGGCGCCGACGGGCCAGGGCGATCCGATACGATATCGATGCCCTTGCGGCTTGCTTCTTGAAGCGCCCGTTCTTGGCGGTCGAGCTGGGCGCGCTGCTGGTTGATGAGGTCTAGAGAGGCTTTGTCCTGCGCGGTATAGTCGCCGCTCGTGGATGGCCGAGCGGCAACGCCACCGCCGCCCCCTGGCGTATAGGCAACCGTCGAGTAGGAGCGGGTGCGGCGCTCACCCTCGATCTGCTTTTCTTGGCGATCAAGGCGGCCGCGTTCTTTTCTAAGTTCGACAGTCTCCAGCGCGATCAAGGTCTGTGTTGCATGCGCCGCGTTCGAAGCGGCGATCGTTAGGGCGTCAGCGAGGGTCTTCACCTTGCCAGTCGCGATCAATGCTGCGCGCCCCGTTCCCTCAATTGCGGAGGTCGCATGGCCAAGGCGGGACTCAAAGAGGTCTGCCTTGGCCGCAGCTTCCTCGGTTGTCCTTGCGAGATCGGCAACGCGCTGGTCCGCCTCTGCGGTCTTCGACCCGAGGTAAACGATGGCGGCGCCGAGAGCCAAAACCGCCGCCCCCAGCGGCCCACCGATCACCGCCAACAAACCGGCCCCGGCGCGAGCAGCCACGCCCTGCGCGACGGCGAGATTGGTGACGGATGCGGTGGCGATGCGCGCAGCCGAAGCCTCGCCAAGTAGCGCCACGTTCGCTTGATAGGTTGCGCTGGCCAGTGCCTCCGTGGTCAGGGTCAAGCGGACATTCGCCGCAGACAGGGCAATCGTCGACACGGCAGAGCCCACCAGTGCGCTGAGGTACTTCACGCCCAACACAGCTGCGATCACGGCCAAGGACTTGGAGACCGTATCGAGGTTATTCGCGAGCGCCTGAAGGCCCGATGCAATCGCTCCTGCCGCGCCACTGGTCGACGCAGCCCCTCCGACGAACTCGATAAGGCGGTTGTTGAGCGCTGTGAAGGCGCCCTCAAGCGTCAGTGTGGCAGTGGACGCCTTACCCTCGATTACTTGCGCCCCGGCAAGAATGGCTTGGAAGAATTCTTGAGACGTGACCTTTCCGTCGTAGACGGCGGCGCGCAGTTTCTGGACTGATCCGCCGTACTTTTCCGATGCGGCTGCCGCTTCCAGCAAGGGGCGCAGGCCACCTTCATTGATCTGCGCCCACTCTTCGGCTTGGAGCTTGCCGTTGCCGAAAGCCTGTACAAGACCCAAGACCGCGCCCGACGCTTCCGCTGAACTCTTGCCCGTGACGATCAGTGATTGCGCCACCTCCTTGTTGATCGTCAGAATTTGCGCTTGGCTGGCGCCGAGCTCCTTTCCGACCTGAGAGAGGTTGCCGTACAAGTCGGCCAGCGTGTTCACACTCACGCCATACTCGCCGCCGAGGTCGAGAAGCTGACCTTGGACTTTGAGAAGGTTCTCGCCCTCCAGCCCAGCGACCTTGAGACTATTTTGGAGGCGAGTGTAATCGTCGGACAGCTTCATGACCTGGCTGGCGCCGAACAAGGCAGCGAGGCCCTTGAAGGCATTTGCCATCACACCAGTTGAGGCAGAAACCTGCCGTTCCAGCGCCTCCATCTGGCGTTGCTGCGCCTTGGTCACGCGCTCGAACGTCGCCGCCGAACGCCGAAGGTCCGCCTCGTACTTGCCGACGCGGGCTTCGAACTCGACGATCACTTCATCTGCAGTTGGCATGGACCTGGTTGGCCATGCGCCTTAGTGATGCGCTACGGACGGACTACAGCGCTGGAGGACTGATGCGGATTTGGGTGCTGGGGCTGGTTGCAATTCTGGGGAGTTGCTCGTCGTCGGAACAACGAGAAGCGGATCGCGCGAAGGCGGTGATCGCAGGCAAGCTCAAAGACCCAGAAAGTGCCAAATTCACTGACGTGAAAGTGCTATTCGGCACGGTTTGCGGGATGGTAAACGGCCGCAACTCTTTTGGCGCGTATTCCGGCGCGGAGAGATTCGCAGGCAACGGATCGTCAACACGGCTACGAAGCGAGGCCGAGAACGCTGATTCCTTGCTTTCAGGGACGCCAGCGGGTGAATCTTACCGCCCAACAGAATGGTTCGATAAATCGTGGGATCGGTGCCAGCAAAAAGGAATTGCTGTAAAGTAGGGCGGCCCCGTAGAGCCGCACCCTCAATTCAGCACCCGAACCCCGCGGGCCTCAAGCGCCTCGCGCCGCCGTTCCGTTTCCTCGATCGACGGCGGCTCCGGCTGTTCATCACCGGTCTTATGCGCCTGCTCCCAATTGTGGAGCACCGCCTGATATTCGTAGAGGGTGAGCCGCTTCGCCTCAGACGGCTGCATGCCGCCCATCATCGCGCAGTTCGCGAGGATCTGGCCTAGGTCGATGCGGTCAGATCCGCTTCCGGTTCGGCCTTTTTTTTTGAGCCATCGACCTGCGCCGGCTCGTAGCCCTGCATGAAGGTGTGCAGCACCGTGCGGGCCAGCGTCCAGCTTTCGACGAACGGTCGGGCAGAATCGCCGGTGACATACCGCTTCATGAGCCGTTCGACGATCACCGGCTTGCATTCAACCGCCTGGCCGTCGACCTCACCACCGGCGCCGCCAAGAAGCCCCTGGCGGATAATCTCGGACACGTCGGCAAGATGGGCCTGCCCGATCATGACGCGCTCGTAGATCGCTTGAATGCCAGCGTCGGCTTTGCGCTCGATCTCAGCGCAGGAAGCCCACGGCAGCTTGAAATCGTAGCTGCCGTCAGCCCAGTCGAGCGTCACATGGTCCTGCATCAGTCTGCGTCGGCCCAGACAAGGCGGCCGGCGGCGGTGATGGTGATGCTGGCCTGCGTCCATTCACCGTCGTTGCCGGTGATCTCGAACGACGAGATGAAGCCAGGGCCCTGCCAATGGCCAGCGTCGACGGCGGCAGCAGGCGCGCCGGGCTCATCGAGGGCGAAGCGCCAGTTTTGGTCTTGCCCCATCAGTCCGCGAATAGCAGCCATTTGCGCCCGGTTGTACAGGCCCGAGCCGGTGATCGACCAGTCCTGAGCGCCGACGGAGCGGATGACTTCGCCAGCGTCTTCAGGATCTTCGCAGTCGTAATCGGTCAGCTCGAACGCGTTGGCATAGGTGATGGTGATGCCGCGCGTGTTGATGCCGCAGAGTTGGGTGAAAATCTCCGGCGCTGCGCCGTCGCCGAACATGATGTCGGCATAGTTGCCCTTCACCCGCGCTGCATATGCCATGTCGAAATCCTTGATCGGTGAACTTTGCGCGACATTGCGGCGCGCGCGGTTCCCGCTCTACGGACGGCTAGAGTTGCTCGACGGCGGTAAAGGTGAACTGCACCAGGCCGTGCCATAGGTCGGGCTCGTCCGTGCTTTCCAGCATCTGCGTACGGTCGACATAGCAGTCGGGCAGGGCGTCGAGCACATCAGCGATCGCGGCCATTGCCAGTTCGCAATAGGTCTTGGGATCTGGAATGGTCGCAGTTCGGCCTACCCAGGCATGATAGGCGCCGGATACTGCGCCGCCGCGCCAGCATGATGCGCGCACTGGCTCGGTCGATTCTGCGCCGTAGCGGCCGAATGGCTTCACTGGGTTGTTCGGGGTCTTCGAAGGGTAGAGCTGCGCTGCCGGGATAAGCGCGATGACAGTCACGTCAGCCTGGATCGCGTCGAGGATCGTTTGCCGGGCGATCAGTGTCGGGCTGATCGTCATTCGCTGGCATCAGGTACGACGGGAAGGTCATCGCCGACCCCAGCGCCCACATCAGATCGCCGTTCATCCCACCCAAGCTCTCGTCGACCCGCATCAGGACCGCGTCCAGCCACTCGCCCAGTCGATTTACGTCGAGCCGTTTTCCCATCGCCACCACGGGTAGCAGGTTCGGCGGACTCTGTCGCCTTACCCTTGGCTATAGCTGCGTCGCGAACCTCCGGTTTGACAGTGCAGGTCTGCCCGGCTCGGAAGTGCGTCACAGCGCGCGAGGGCCAACGATGGTTGTAGTCGGCCGTGAAGGTGATGCGGCGGGTCATGGCGAGATAGGGCAGGTTGCGGCGCCAATGCGCTACGGACGGGCTACAGCTTGCCGCCGCGATTGATGCGGCGCACGCCAGCCTTTGCCAGTTTGTCGACGGCCTTTTTGACCTTGGTTGCCGCCGGTCGCATGAAGGGACGCTCAACGATCTTGTCGTCACCGAACTCCAGGCGAACGGCATATGGCGCATCGGCGATCGACTGCGCGGTCAGCGGCCCGGTCTTCTCGACGTGTACGGACCTGTCCAAGACATGGGTATCTGAGTTGGGAGCCTCGAATGGCTTGGATGCAACGTGGTTCTTGCCCGACACCGCGCCCGTTGTGATGCTGATGGCCGCCTCGATCGCGTGCATGTCGGCAAGGGTGTAGATGAGCTTGCTGGCTTCTTTGCGCATGCCCAGCGTCATGTTGCGGAGGCGTTTTAGGTGGGCATCCCTCCCAGTGAACTTAGCCATCGGTCGCCGCCTATCGTTTCACCGAAAGCGGAAATATTGATCGAGTGAATTGAAGATCATACGGACGGCGGGGCGGCTGTCGCGAACCGCCCCACGCATAGATATTATTGAAGCAGCGACGAATTCATAAGCGAAGGCGTTCTGCTTTTTTCCAGGACGTTCGCCGTCGCCGCAGCAGGGACGACTGGAGGAGCTGCCGGCGCGGCGACATCCACGGTTGGCACGATTTGAGCGGCGCCAATTTCTGCTGTCGGGATCGCTGCCGCCTCGATGGGCTTGAAGAGAGGCGCGGGCGTCCCCGGCTTGGCGACCTGGAATGTGAACGGGTAGGCGATGCCGTTCCAATTCACCGTCATCGTGACCTGGGCGGGCAGGGCGGTGAGCTTCACCTTTTCGAAGACGATCATGCCAGCGTAGCTTTCGCCTGGCGACACGGTTGTCATCTGGATCACGTCCTCGCCTAGCTCCTCAAGCTTCTGGTCAAGGCGGCTTTGGATGGTAGCGATGCCTATTCCAGTGCCGGCCGCGATCGCCGTCGCCTGTATCTGTCCCGCTACCGATGGCGCGCTGTAGACGTGGTGGTAGGCGCCGCGTGGAGTGTAGAGGGTGCTGCGATAGGTGTCCCGCTGCGAAGCTGCCGCTGCTGCGCCCAAGCCGCCGACAGCCGCAAGGCCGATCTGCGTCCACATCGCGCGGCTTTTGGCCTTCTTCTCCAATGTGTCCACCGTCATAGCCGCGACGGTTACACCATTCGACGTGAGCGTGAAGCTGGTGACATCGAGGTTGGCGCTTTGCTTGCCGTCGTTGAAAACGGCCACGTTGAAGGCCAAGCTGCCGTGATCGATCGGCGCTGGGCGGACCTGTACGGACCCCCCGACGGATACCTGATCAACCGTCGGCACGCCGTGATTGTAGCGGATCGATTCTTCCGCCGTTTGGATAGGCTGGATGAGCAATTTCGGCGCTGCCATGGCCTGCCCGCCAAGCGCACAAAAAATCACAGGCGTAATCGCCCCGAAAACGTATCTCATATGAAGCCCCCGCTTACGTTGATTCGCTCGCTTACCGGGGCGGTCTATGGATCAACTGTATTTAAACAACGATAAATGGGTTCTAGTTGGACTGAACATTATTACAGGTATGCTCAGTGTCAGGCCCTCCGCCCCCTGCAAACCCAGTGACTGGCGGCCGCATCCAGCTCAGCTGCCATCAGCCGATACCGCACGCCCTTGACGCTGATCTCATGGTCCGAGGTGATCTCGCCCACGCCGACGGCCAGAACGATAACCCGGCAATCACCTTCGGCGAAACCATCGGCCCGCCGCATCGCATCGGTCGCAGCGTCTACCTGGGCCTTGCACGGCGTATCGCCGCCTTCGTATCCGGTGATGGTGCCGCCCGGCCCGTAGATCGGCTCACCAGTGCCAGCATGGAGCGTGGCGGGCAGGTAGATGCCCGAGAACGCAGCGTTGAAGATGGAGGCAAGGCCCCCGTCGAGAAGCCCCATGTCACCAGTTCCTGCCGAATGCGGCGATGCAGGGCAGGGTGCCGGTCGATGATACGATAGGGCCGGCGACACAGGAGCCCAGCATGGGCCACAGTTCGATGCCGTAGCTGGTGGTAGCCCAGTCGCCACCTGACGAGGATGCCGCGTTGTCGAAGCGCTCTAGGCTGAGCGAACCTGACTTCATCGACTTGAAGCCCGACGCGCCCTGAGCCGCCATTTGCGCGTCGGTGCCGGTGCCGATGCCCGCCTTGGTGAGCAGGTGCGCGATCGCGAGCATGACGGCGGTGTTCATACCGTCAGCCAGGCATCCCTCAAGGTGGCCGATGCGCCGGACGGCCTCAGTCGACCAGTGGGCGTACGCCGGCTCGGTGACGTCGGCGAAGAGGGGGTAGATCGCGATGAAGTCGGTGCGGGTGGGCGGCGTGTAGGCCATAAGTCAGTCCTTCTTCGGACGGCCGGGTCCCTTTACCTCGGCGACCTCATACATCCCGGCGCCGCGAAGGGCTTCCAGGTATTCCGGTTCAAACTTGCCCTTCACCGACCCCATTGCGGGCAGTCGCTTGACCCCCTCCAACGATTCCAGATCCTGGGGCGAGTTCGTCAGGTTTTTGATTTCGTGCATTCAGCCGCTCCAACGAAAAGGCCCGCCCGGTTAAAGGCGGGCCTCGGATATTTTAGGCTCCGACCGATCAGGCCGGAACGGGCGTGACCGCATCGCCGTAGCTGATCGCGTTCGGGCGCATGATATCGAGCGGACCCGTGCGGGCGATACCGGGGACCGTGAAGTTCAGCGGGCCATCCTGGTAGACCGGGAGGAAGCGATAGGGCATCGGCATCCACAGCTTGAGCATGTCGGGATCGTTGCGATAGGCGACTGCGCGCCCGCCGCCGGCGATACCCACCGTAGCCTTGTTCTTCAGTTCATCGAGCGAACGGATGACGAGCTGCTGACCGGTGCGGCGCGTGTACTCGTTGTTCGCCATGATGTACTGCATGATCGACAGGTTGGGGCTGGTCACGCCGTAGGGAGTGGCGACCATGTAATCGAGCGCGGCGTCGGGCAGCAGCAGCGTATTCTTGATGACGCGGCCCGGGCCGGGCGCGCCCAGCAGCAGGATATTCACGTCCCGGACGATCTGAACAGCGGTTTTGTTGCCAACCGGGGCGGTTGCCGGACCGGTGACCCATACTGACGTGCCGTCAGTGCCATCGGCAGGCAGCGCAATTGGGGTGACGTAGCTGCTGTTGACCAAACCGGTCCAGCCCTTCACGGCAGAGCCGATCAGCAGGTTGTCCCACATGAACACCTGAGAACCGAAGCGAGCGGCGCCCGCCTTGCGCTCGGTCAGCGGGTAACCCTGAAACTGCGCCTTGCCCAGCTCCTCGACGTTCCACTGGTAGCCGATGGCGTACATGTCGAAGTCGATACCGACCTTGTTCAGGTTTACTTCGGCGAGGGGGATGTCCTTGGCGGAACCCGACTGCCATTCGGCTTTGCCCACCTTGTCGCCGATGAGCGTATCAACGCCGCTCACCCATTCGGGCAGGCTGGTGTCGACGGTCACGAGAGAGGCGATATCCATTTCGGGATATTCGATCTCGTAGACGCGTGCGTTGACGATCCGGCTTGCCTGGGTGGCGAAGCTGAAGACCTGCGCCGCGTCCTGCATATTGATGTTCATCTATAGGACTCCGATTACGCGGCGGGCGGGATGCGACGAACGCGGATGGGGACAATGCCGCCGGCCGACACCGTGGCGTCGAACTCGGCGTTCGGGATGAGGGTGTTGCTGCCAGCGGTGCTGGTGTAGCCCTTATTGGCGGCGTTCCAGTACACCGGCGTGCGCTTGGTGCAGGTCTGGTAGGCGCCGCCGCCGATCACACCGCTTTCGCAGGCGGGCATGTTGGCGTTGATCGGGAACACCCCGGCCTCGGTGCAGTCCGGGGTCCATTCGGTGATGCCGCGGAACTTGCCGGTGGTGAATGGGGCGGCCTGTTCACCGGTGGTGCCGTCCTGGACAGGCTCGCCGATGCCGATTCCGGCAACCTGCGCGAGGCAGGTGATGGTGTTCCACTCTTCCATGTTGACGCGGCGACCCTTGGCGTAGGGCGCGGGGCGATCGGTGAAGACAGTCTGAAGCGGGGGCATGGTTCGATCCTCCTTATGCGGCCTTGCCGGTCAGGCGACCGACCATGCGGGTGTAAGCGGCGTCTTCGGCTTGGATTGCGGCGTCACCAACGCTCTGCAGCCCGCCTTTGAAGGCTGAGGCATCGAAGGCCTCGACCTTGGCGTCCTTGGTCAGCACGGCGAACGAGGCTGCGATCTGGTCGCCGGTCCAACCCTTTGCAGTGTCACCCATTTTGGCGTCGACGACGGACTTCATGATGGCCTCGCCGTCGGCGTCTTCGGCGAACGTGACACCCAGCGCCTTGGCCTTCCCGCAAACGCCCGCGTAGGCCTTCGCAGCATCACGCAGCTTGGCCGGGGTCATGGCAGCGTCAGCCAGCTTCTGGGTGAGGGTGGCGATCTCGGTATCCTTGGTGGCTACGGCGGTGGCCGTGGTCGCGAGGTTCGTTTCCGCCGCGGTCGCGCGGGTCTGCGCATCCGCCAGCTTGGTGTTGAGCGCATCGACTGCGATCCGAACGGCCTCACCGTTGGTCGCATCGACTTCGGCGTCGCCGATCTTGATCTTCATCGTAGGCTTCTCCGGGGGCGTGCGTTCGTCGCTGATTTTGAGTTCCGGCCCGCCCCGTGCGGCCGGCACTGCGGCGATATGGTTGATGCGGATATCGCGCTGCACAGCGTCGTAGGCTTCGCCATCGGCAGAAGTGCCGGGCGTCCAGTCGAGCGTGCAGGTGTAGCCCATCGAGAGTTGCTTGTGGCTGGTGCGGACCTTCTCGACCGCAGCAGCGTCACGCACGATCAGCGGAACGCGAACGAACTCGCCGTCGCGGGCGATATCGCCGTTGATCTCGCCCACACCATGGCGCTTCCAGTTGGAGGCATCGACCATTTCGGCGGGGTGGTTGATGGTGACGGGTGCGGCTGCGAACGACGCTAGGCTGTCGCGGCTAAACACCTCGTCAGCTGGGCGATACACCCGCACGACACTGCCCTTGAACGTGTCGGGGGCGCCGGCTTCGGAAGGACTGTAGGTCTGGATGCCGACGCGAGCACCGCGCACATCGGCGACGAGGCTTCCATCCGCACAGATGCGGGCGATTGCGGTTGCGGCGAGAGTGTCAGTTAGCTGCACCATCCCGGCGTTGTGCGTGCGATGCGTGGGCAGCTCTACGGACGGTAGCTAAATCCCAAGTTCACCCATCAGCGGCAAATAAGCCTGGGCCCTACAGCCGCAATAAGGCTGCTCTCCGGGGAAGTCCCCACGCGCCACTGTCTCGCCGGCCATTTTCGACCCATCGGCGTTGACCTGCTTGCCCGATGCGCGATCATAGATATTGCCATTGCGGTGGAGGTGAGGCTGGCGTGGGTGCAGCTTGCCACTGTGCCGCCAGCGGAACAGATCGATGCCTGCCTCCGCCTGGCGCTCGCGGTCTAGCGCGGCCGAGAGCTTCGAATTCTGATCCGAGGCGATCCGCACCGATCGATCACGGGCAAGACCGGTCGCCTCGCGGATTTCCTTCGCCACTTCATGCGCAGGTTGCCGCTCTTGGTAGCCCTTGAACACCGCGTCCGCGATCCGCCCGCGCGCTTGGTCGCTCACGTTCCGAACCAAGGCGACATTGCGGTCGAGGAACACGTCGAGCGTCTCCTGGACCTCGTAGCCGCTCAACACCATGGACAAGTCAATGTCGGTGGACGACTTTACCGCGGCGGCCCAGCGCGAACGATGGACCTGCTCAGCACGGACGATCCAGCCACGCAAACCGGATGTGAACTCGGCGATCAGGCGGGTAACGACGTTGCCAGCCTCCTCGATGGCGCTGGTCTGGTCGGCGGGTGCGTCGGTTGTCAGTCCGCCGGTGTAGCCCCGCAGAATAGCGTCAGGGGCCCACGCTTTCAGGACGGCGAGGTAGAGGCTCGCCAGATCCTGCTCAGGGCCGCGCGCCGGCTCGACAGGGCGAACGGTGATGTCGCGCCGGATGCCTTTCGCGCGGGCCATGGTGGCGAGGTCGTAGGGCATTACTCAGCCGCACGGGCGGGCTCGGGGCTCGCGCTCGGAGCCCGCGTCGTGGGAGATATAGGATCAGCCTCCTTTCCGCCGTTGGTAGGAACTATGCCAAGGTCAGCGCCGTCATCGTCAGGCAATTCCTCGCCCGCCGCTTCGGCTTCCTCGATCGCCTCCTTGAGGCCGGGCCAGCGTCCGCTCTCGATCATTCGGCCTTGCACGGCCTTGGAGAGCGCGCTTTCGGGGATCAGCCCCGCCCCAACGATCTTGGATACGGAATCCATCTCCTTGTTCTCGATGTCGGCCTCGTCCTTCTCCGACAGATGCTGGAGAGGCGAGAACTTCCACGACAGATCGTCCGGCACGCCCGCACTGGGCATGACCACGGCGTCGAGTTGGTCGAGGGCAGGGCGCAGTTCGCTTTCCTGCCGCGATGCCACTGCTTGGAAGTAGTTGCGCTCGTCGCCTTCACCCGTGGCGTTCATGCCGTCTGGCGACTTCCCGAGCAGCCGCGTCGCCGGAATGTCGGCGGCACCAGCCACAAGGCCCATCAGCGTGGTGATCATGTCCTTGGCGCCGGCGAAATTGAGCGTGCGCGTTTCCCACGCGTCGTCAGCATCGAGGCTGATCGACCGATGGATGGACTTCTCCTGCGTAGCCAGATCGATGCGCTTGCGAATCTTCGCATCGCCGCCCGGCTGCACCAGCGTCTCAGCCAGCTTGGCGAACTTGAACACGTCCACCTTGGCCTCGTCGATGAGGCTGGCGAAGCCGGATGTCGCGCTGGTGGCGTTCTGCACCGCCTCGTTCACGACCTGCACCACGCTGTCGCCCCAGAACCTATCGTCCCAGTTCGTGAAGTGCATGCTAGGGACCATGAGGCCCTTGAAGAAGATGAGGCGGGTGCGGTGGATGAGGGGCCGCGCGGCGGTGTTTAGGCGGAAATCCACCGGCTCGTCGAAGAAGGGGCTCAGCACGTCATCGTCGGCTATGCCCAGCGTCAGCTGCGAGCGGTAGAGCGGGACGAGGTTCTCGATCTGCTCCGGCTTGATGGTCGCCGGCAATGGCCGGGATGGATCATCGCCCAGGTTGATGAACAGGGCGCCGCCACCAAGCCGGCCAAGGATGCGCGCCTGCCGGACCTTCGCCCACAGGTCGATGCGCTTTTCCTCGGCCTCGATCTTCGCAATCAGTTCATCGTCGGCATCCCAGTCCCTGCCGGCGCGGGTTTCGTCCTGGGCGGGAATGTCCACGATCTGTCGGACCAGCCATGATGACCGATAGGCCGCCTCGATCTGCTGGGCGGGCATGGACATGCCGTGCCAGAAGTTGTGCGTGGATCGATCCACCGACGTGCCGCGCCCCGTCAGGACATTTGCGAGGCCGTCTTGCGTCGGCACCGGCATGACCGAATGGCCATCGAACACGAAGCCCGGCTTGGGGCGGACATTGCGGACGCGAACGTTGGACATGGCGCCGACATGACGGCTCGGGGGCATCGAATGCTACGGACGCAATTAGCACTGGCTGTCGTCAGGATTCCTCCACAAGATGCGGAAATTTGCGGTTTGCCCTGCATTCGCGATCAATGGTCCGCTCGCAGGACTGTGATGGACATCAACTTGTATCCAGTGAAGTGGGCTTGGAGTAGCTGGGCAATGCGTTTGTACGCCACCCAAGTCCACGCTTCCGATTTTAGCAGCCGGCTGCACTCTATTAAAAAGGTCTATGTCTATACTGAAAGAAACATGGTGATTACGATCCTTAATCAGGCTCGCACTTGTGGATGCGACAGATCGGTCGGGGTTTTCGTGTAATAGGGTGCAAATCCTACCCAACAACATCACGCCACCATCGGGGTGGGCGAGAAGGATATCATCAGAATCAGTACAATAGGTGGGGTCACCTGATTTCGTGATTGCTAGTCGTCCAGGCAAAATTCCCGGACTGCCTACCGACAGAATATTTGGATTTTGCTGGGCTGACGCTATATTCTGAAATATGGAAAGCTGTGCCAACAGACAAGCGATGAACACTTTTCTCATATCGCCACTCCGAGAGGGATATTAATATGAGCGCATAGTATCGATCGGAAAGCCAGTACTATAATGTAGTAGTATGTTTACAGCACGTCAAAAGCCGAAGCTTGGCGCAACGAGACAATTTCGAACGCTCGCGAGGTGGCATCCGCCTCGTCATCATGCTTCGCCACCGGGAAGCCCTCAAGCGCAGTGAACCACCCGTCATTCCACGGACCGCGCAACACATCGACGTTTCCGGCCTCTGCCTGAGCCGAGAACGGGCCGAAGCGCGTCACCTTGTCGCCCGTCTCAGTGGATGACCGCACATTGTAACCGCTCAGCATCTTGATCAGCTGGGCGACTTGGCTCTTGCCCGCCTGTCCGGGGTCCTGAGGTAGTGATATCTCGACGTGATGCCCGTCCTCGGAGGCGGTGTTCAGGATGAACCGTTCCACACCGGCCGGGGTAGTCTGCGTCTTCCGGCAATCGACCACGATGTAGCGGCCGTCGGGGGAACGTCCGATCTTCGTCGAGGCGGTTGCGTCCGGGTCGGGGTTGTCCGGCGTGGGCGGGGTGGCCGCAAGATCGTAGCCGCGCCCCCACACCGTGCCCGCCGGTACTGCATCGACCACCCGGCACCAGGCGCGCTGGAAGTACAAGCCAGCGGCCGGCCTGATCTTCCAGTTGCCGCCCAACAGGCGCTCACGCTCGACCAGGGGCAGGGCGAGCAGCGACGCCATGTAGCCGGGGTCGGCCGCCATCAGCGCCTTGTTGTCGGTCAACTTGGCCGGGATGAACGTCAGCGACTTCGCCGGGATCGGCACGCTTTCGCCCGCCTCGTTGAGCATGGTGTACTGCTCAAGCTCGGCGGGGGTGTCAGCCCAGCGCAGGTCCTCGCCGACGCGAACGAACCACCTCAGCTTGCCGGCGCGCTCGGGGATGGGCAGGCCGGTGTCCTGGTTGATCCACCATGCGATGAGCCCAGCGACCCAGCTGTCCGCATCAGGGTTGCAGGTCGCGCGGATGTAGGGCCGCACGCCGCACATCGAGCGGTTGCGGCTGACCATGTACCAGAACTGGGTAGGCGTGAAGTGCGTCAGCTCGTCGAAGCAGATGAGCGGGATCTGCGAGCCCTGCCAGTTGAAGCGGGTCTTATCGTGCTCCAGGTGGGCGAAGCTGACCGATGCGCCGGACGGGAACGACCATGACAGCGTGTGTTCTTTAGGGTCGGCGCCGATCTGCGGGTACAGGACCGCGCTTTCATCCCACAGGCCACCCTCGTTGCGGATTTGCACGGTGGAGCGACGGAAGAACACCGCGCCGAAGCCGCCGTTGCTGACGTGGCGCAGGGGCTCCATGAGCAGGCCCCACGTCTTCCCGCCGCCTGCACCGCCGCCGTAGATGGCAATGTCGGCAGGCGATGACAGAAACGCGGTCTGCGGGCCGGGCTGGGGCTTGATCGTCTCGGCGGTGATCGCCGGGCCGCCGTTGTGTCCTATGCCAGGGGTAATCGTGGTGTGGGCGTTCACAGTTGGATGAGGCCGTTCCGTAGCAGGTGAGCAGCCTTTCGCAGGTATGCGACGTGTTCGCCCTCGGCGCTGTCGCTCGGCAGCAGGCGTTCGATCATGCGCGCAGCCGTCGCTTCGCCGCTCGATGCGAAACAATCTCCGTATATGCACTCCCCAGCCATCGAACAGTCGCCCGACGCGTTGCGACACCTCAGCATGGCTGCTGAAAAACGATCATCTGACGACGTGTGCTGCAGGTCTATTTCGCGGGGTCGTCGGGTCACCCATCCCTCCCATTATCCGGCAGCGCGAAGATCGCCACGGCCGGCGCTGCGGCGGGCAAATCCTTCCCGTCCTTGCCGGTCAGTTCGCGCCGGTTGGTGTAGGCGTTGCCCATCTCTTCGGCGGCCTGCTTGTGCAGCTGTGCCGCCAGCGGGAAGTTGCCCTTGCGCTCGGCGGCCTGCGCCATGCGATGCAACGCCCGTAGCCGGGTGGATCGGTGCGCGATCGGAATGTGAGACGAATCCTCGGTGAACGCTTTGCGGGCAGCATCGAACATCACACGCCACTTCTCGGACAGATTGCGCCCGGCGTGCTTGGTCGGGTCATATGTCTGGATGGCCTGCGGGGTCAGTTCGATCCCGAATTCATCCTTGAGCGCGGTAGCAACCTGCGAGGGCGTATCGAACGACGCTAGGGCCTGAATTACATAGGCTTTCACCTGGTCCGTCATTGCCTTGTTGCGGGCACCCATTTCAAGCAACCTTCAATGAGCAGGTGCCGCAGACACCGGCGATCGACGCGCGCCCAATGGTCGGCCCCGCCTTCGCAGCATCAACCATTGCCGACACGCCAGCGGCTTCGGCCCCGTACCGGGCGACCACGCCGACGAACTCTTCCACGTCGTGGCCGCGCATGATGAGGATCGGCTTGCCCGTGTCCTTGTTGAAGGCGGGCATGCCGTACTGGTCGAGCTTCTGGGCGCAGTGGTACAGCTCGTGCTCCACCAGAGCGCAGAACGAAGGATCATCCATCCCGGCCGCTGCCGGCGCGCTGAACGTCAGCAGGAAGTCGGGCACGCCGTCGAACCAGTCGGTGATCTGCTGGACCGCGCGGGCACGCTGCCACTTGCCCATTGCCATCGGCGGCATGAGTTCGGCCTGGCCGATGACGGCGCGCATCTGCCGGCTGTTGTCGCAGTTGGTCCATAGGACCCCGAGGTCGGCATCCCGCAGGTGGGCATGCTCGGGGTTGTAGAGCGGGCTGGCCTCGTCGAGGAACGTGGCGCGGATCCAGGCGAGGACATCCGGGGCGGGCTCGAACCGGTCCATCATCTCGATCTCGTAGAACGTTGCGAGGTCGTGGGGTGGGTATGGCCTCACCGCCCCTTCCTCCGAGCCTGCACCACGCGTTGGGCCTTCGCCTCCGCCAACCATGCCTTGCGGGCGTCAGTCAGCTGCACCGGGCCGCCAGCCTCCGCGATCCACCTCTGGATCACTTCCCGCCGCGCGCCGTAAACGCGCTCTACCCCACGCCACCCCTGTTCGATGAAACGCTTGCGAAATCCCTCGGGCAGCGGGGGGAACCGGCCAGTGATGATCAAGGTTCGATCTCCTCGCCCTCGGCCTCTGCCACCATCTGGGCGAACTCGACACGGACGGTACGGGGCATGCGGTTGTAGAGGTGGATAAGGCTGGTGCACTGGCTGTCCTCGTCGGCGGGCTGGCGGGGGGCGAGGGACATTTGAGCGTGCATGGCCTCGTACTTGATCTCGCGGGCGCCGGTCTTCTTCTCCGCTGCCTTGGCGAGCAGCTTGCGGGCTTCACCGTGCGGCAGGCTGGCAAGCACCGCGTAATGGTCGAACGATAGCCCGAGGCTGCGTTCATCGGCAGGGAACACCTCGGCGACGCGTGCGATGGCGTCGAGCTTGCGCGGGTCCTCCAGCATGTCCGGCAGGGCAAGCGCCATCTGCTCGGCGAACACGGTGTCCGTCTTGGCGCGGGCGCGGCCATAGGCGTACCAGTCAGCAGCCTGCCACTTCGTCTCCCGGTCCTTGCGCATCAGGTCGGCGCCGATGGCCAGCCAGTCGGTGCAGGCGAGGTCTGGCGGGAGGGTCAGGCTCGGCCCCGCCTCAATCACGGTGATCGCGTTCATGCGGAGGCTCCCGTTGATCCAATCCCCGCCTCAGCGAGATAAGCCGGATGCACATCAGGATACGCCCCAGCAGCATAATTCTGCGCCATCTCAGCGCGGCTCATCCCGTTGACCATGTGCCCGATGAGCTTGCCGCTGCCTTCGCCGGCTTTGGCGCGGGGGAGGGGTGTGTTGGTGAAGAGGTCGGTCATGCCTTTTCTCGCTGCCAACCTAAGGGGGAGAAAATCCCTGATGGATTTTCCCCCTTTAGGGGGGGGCTAACCTCCGCAACTTCCGCCCACGGTTTTCTGCGGGTTACAGGGGTCAACTTCCGCAACCTCCGCAGACTTCCGGGATGGCGGATTTCCGCCGTTTTTTGAATATTTGCGGAGGTTGCGGAAGTCCGAAAACGGAACCTCCGCAGAACCTCCGCAAGTGCACTATTGCACACAAAAACCATGATCAGTTCCCCCACCGGATTGTGCTGATGACCCTCAATCCGAACTTCTTGTTGCGGCGATCGTACTCTTCCAGAGTGAGGTGCCCGCTCTCGAGCCACGCCTCGATATGCTCCTTCCACGCCTTCTCAGAGCCGCCGAGGCGCTTCGTGAAGATGGATGGGGCATAGCGTCCGTCGCTGCGCGTCTGGGTCTTGTTGGAGAGCGCTTTGCCCTCCGACCACGCGCCCGTAAGCAGACCAAAAGCCTGGTCGATCGCTTCATACGAAAGGTGATCCGCTTCCGGCGCAGCGGCCTGCAGCGGGATCAGAGTGCTGACCTCATCGCCGTCTTCACTGTTCCACTTGTATTGCTCGAGGCGCAGATAGACGGGCTGGAATTCCTCCGCGTCCTTCTGCTTCTCGCACTTCAGGGTGATGCGCTCACCGTCCTTGGTAAGGCGCATGGTGGCGTCACAGGCGCCCAGCAGCACGGTAGAGCCGCGCATGCCCCGATCCTTGTCCTTGCCGCTGTGGTGGACGCCCAGTACGGCCCCGCCGCAGTGCGCCCGCACCTCGTCGCACGCCTTGACGAACGCGGACATGGTGTCCTGCCCGTTCTCGTCCTGCCCGGCGATCGCGCGGGAGATCGTGTCTATGACGACCAGGCCGATGTCGAACCCGGCGCGGCGCTTTGCTTCGTCGATGGTGCGAATGAGCTTGGCCCGCTCGCTGGGCTCCATGAACTGCACTGCAACAGGCAGCAGCATGAACGGCGCATCGTCCCAATCGGCGCCGTGCTTCATGCGCCAGCCAGCTACACGCTTGCCGATACCCCGCGCGCCTTCGCCAGCGATATAGAGGACGCCGACTCGCTTTGTGGGCGCGCCGTGCCAGTCGTGGCCGAGCGCGATCCGAAGACCCATATCAAGCGCGATGAAGCTCTTACCTGTGCCGGGGTCGCCGTAGATGGTGGTCAGGCCGTCTTCGCTGATGACTTCGTGCACCAGCCACTTGGGCGGCGGCAGCGCTTCCAGCTCGGTCAGGTTGAGAAGCTGGAATGTGTCCGAGGCATCTCCTTCCGGGGGCGCTGCGGCCTCGGCCGCAGGCTCAGAACCCTCGGAATAATAATCCGGCATGTCATAGACCGGCTCGCCCGTCTCAGGGTCATACTCGGGCTCAAGATCGGCCGCGTAGCTGTAGCGCTCCGGCTGCGGGCCAGCGGCTTTGCGCTCGGCGTGCAGCTGGCGGTGCGCGGCCTTGTGGTCGCCCTTGTGGTCGAAGTGCACGAACAGGTCGTAGGCATCGCCGAAGCAACCGGACTTGCAGCGCGCACCGACACCAGCGGCAGCATCCGACATCGACAGGCTGACCCACGCGTCACCCATGATCCGGGTTGCGTAGCTGTCACCTTCCTGGTGCGGAGAGCGCCAGTCCTCGCCGTGGCGCGGGCTCTGCTTGTAGCCGTAGACCTCGAGCAAGTTGGCGATGGAATTGGAGCGGTTGAACTCCTCCATCACCGAAATACCGTCATTGTCGGCACGCGGGCGCTGTGCCTTGCGGGCCTCGGCATCGCGGCGCATCATCTCGCGCGCCTTGTCGTCCTCGGCGCGCTTGTGCCTGATCGCCGCTACGCCAGCGCCGACCGCGCCGCGATCGAGAGACAGGCCGGGCGCGTTCGTGCCGCTGTGCTTGCGCTCGTAGTAAAGGGGATCGCCGCTGCCATCCCGGAGCGGTTCGCCCGAGTTATGTTCTGCCGGGACGTTGGGGAGGAATACGGGCTGGCCGGCGCGATCCATCGCCCGGTCCATCGGCACGCCGCTGACCTCCATGAAGTTGAAGAAGGCGTTCTGTGCGTCGTGCCAGTCATCGAATCCGACAACCTGCTCGAGCGGCAGAACGACGCGCCACCGCTTGTTTCCGGGGCGCGAGTTGGCCGTCGAATAGATCAGCCACGCCGCGTCCCGCGCAAAGCCGCGCACCAGCGTTTCGATGTGCTCGAGCGGATGTTCGCCCTTATCCACATCGCCGCAAAGGGCCACGAACTCACCCTTGGCGCGCTGCACCGCATGGGAGCGCCCATCGAAGTCGTGGTAGGATGATGGCAGGAAGCCCAGGCACTTGTCCTTGGCCTTGTCGGCCGGCTTCATGTGGAAGACCTCGGCCAGCGTCACAGTGCCGTAGTCTTCACCCGTGTTGATGTGCGTATCCGCTTGCCCAGCGAAGACCATGACTGGGCGGCGGTTCCACTGCGGGCCTACCGCGGCGAGGGGCGACGTGCTCATGCGGCCTCTAGCCCCAGGGCCATGACCAGCACCCGCGTCTCGAAAGGCGCCAGGAGGCCATGTTCATATGCGATCATGATGCGCTCTTTCATGTCGGTCTTGTCGGTGACGGATGTGATCCCAAGCTCCGCAGCGCGATCGAGCAGCTTGACCGGATCGAAACTCGGTGAAGATGCGCCGCGCGTGCGAGTGGGATCGACAGTCACGCCGTGACATGCCCCCTGATTGGTGCGCCCAGACTGGCCATCCAGTCGAAGGCGGACTTGCCCGAAAAGAAGCACGCGACCTTGTGGCCCTTGCGGACCATCGCGTTGCCCCAATCGATTTGCGCCTGTGAGAGTTTGCCGGGGCGACCGTTGCTGTCGTAGCCCTTGAACTCGATCCAGCAGACCGACACATCGCAGTCGGGCAACGTGCTGGCGTCGATGCCCCACGCACAGGTCATGTCGAACACGCCAGCAGTAAGGCCTTCCTTGCGTGCCTGATGCTGGGCCTTGAACCCGCGCTTCGCCGCATTCGGGTTGGCATACGACATCACCGCCGGCGCGAGGTTCGACAGGTACTTGCGGAACATCACCTGGCGGTCGATCTCAGCGAGATCCTTGCGGCCATCCGGCGCTTCCACGGGGAACAGCGGGGCCTCGTCGAGCGGCGTTTCGAGATGCGCGAAAGCGTTCATGACCGCATCATCCGGCGCTGCTGCTCGGCCTCCAACATCGGAGCCACGATTTGCACAGGAACACCGTGAATCCGCGATAGCTCGGCAGCGTCGAGATCATCGACAGAACGGCGCAAAACAAGCAGTTGGAACAGGGCGGACTTGCGGTCCTCCTTGGTTCGCGGCGCCTTTTTATGCTGCTGCATCCCCATGTTGAACCCCGAGGTCAAAACGGGATCTCGTCGTCGAGGTCGTCGCCAAATCCGCCTGATGTTGCGGTTGAAGCCGATGGTGAAGCGGAGCGGGCCGAAGAACTGCTATCGCCACCGGGCCGTGCGCCGCCCTCCGACTTCGCGCCGTCGAGCATAGTGAGCACGCCGTTCATACCGCCGACGCTTATCTCGGTGCTGTAGCGGTCGTTACCGCTCTGGTCCTGCCACTTGCGGGTGCGCAGCTGGCCTTCGATGTAGACCTTGGAGCCCTTCTTGAGGAACCGCTCGGCGATCCCTACCAAGCCGTCGCTATTGATGACGACCGAGTGCCATTCGGTTTTTTCCTTGCGCTCGCCAGTCGCCTTGTCTTTCCAGCTTTCCGATGTGGCGATGCGCAGGTTGCAGATGCGCCCGCCGTTCTGGAACGACTTGACCTCGGGATCGGCACCGAGATTGCCCACGATGATACACTTGTTGACTGAGCCGGCCATATCAGGCTGCCTTTCGAATGAGGTTGGGATAGGTCGCGGCTACAGCGCGCATGAAATCGCGGTTCGCCCGCTCCATGCTCTCGGCGTAGGCATTGCTCTGGAGTTTCCAGCAGATCGGCGCAGGACCGGGCCGCAGGTAGTCGGCGCGCATGAGGCGGATCGTTTGGATGGTCGGCGCCCAGTTGAACTCGCCGAGGACGGCGCGGCGAACGCGCTCGGGGTCGTCGATGTACTGGACAAGGACGCGGGCCATCGATGTGGGGGAGCGGTGGGCTTCGAGCATCACGCAGCCGCCTTCACAGCAGTCAGCCGCGCCCGCAGAGCCGCTTCCTCACCGGGCCCGATCTCGCGCCCTGCCTCGCTGCCAGGATGATGGGCGCGACCTTTCATCGCCAGCCACTCGTGGAACTGCGCCTCGGTGTCGTCGAGGTCCACGCCTTCGGGCACGCGCACGATGACGCAGCCAACCGGCAGCAGCATGGAAAGCAGATCGTCGGGGATCGCCTTGCCTTCGGTCAGCGCATAGATTGCCGCAGCCGGCAGCATGACCGGACGCGCGGCGCCCTCCTGCGGGAAGTACGTCAGCAGCGTGGGGTACGGAATGCCAGAGTCGAACCCGACAGCCTTCAGAGCGATACCGCGGCGATCCAGCTCCCGGCGAATGGCTGCCTGGCGAGCACGAACGATCTCGTTTGCGTCACTGATGATCATATTGCACCTGCGAAGTATGAAGAGCGGCATGAGGACCGCGATCAAAGGAAAGGCCCGAGCCGCCGCCAGGGGGAGAGAGCTGCGGCTCGGGCACGACCGGCTGAGCGCCGGGCGTAAGGATGGGGTGGCCGGGGCGTGGTTGGACGCTCCCGGCCTGCTCGGTGCGACCCGAGGGAAACTTTGCGGTCAGCTCGCGCTCGATGCGGCGGGCTTCCTTGCGGGGGAGGGGGATGCCGAGGACGCGCACGGGATCGGCGAAAGGGTCCGCGTCCAGTGCAGCGGTGACGCGGGCGAGGTCTGCGCGGGTGGCGAACATTTAGGCGGCTCCCTGCAAGAACATGTCGCCTTGGCGCTGGGCATCCTCGATGCGGCGGCAGGCGATGTCGAAGTAGGCGGGGTCGATCTCGGCGCCGACGAACGCGCGCCCTTCCTGCATGCAGGCAACGCCAGTGCTCCCGGAACCCATGAATGGGTCGCAGATGACACCTGCGGGCAGGCTCTGCAGCAGGATGCGCAACAGCCCTACAGGCTTCTCGTTCGGGTGCTGTCGACCGTTCTTCGCCATCGATTGAACCGGAGGGTGATAGACGACCGCACCTTTATCGCGGGTGCCGACAAAGCCGCCAGCATCGCCCATCGCGTAAATCTCTTCGGTGGTCGGCTTCCACGGCAGGCGCAGGTCGCCCATGCCGAGCGCCGGGCCTTTGTCCCAGATCAGCGTCATGCGATGATGCGGCGGCAGCGAAGCCTTGCGGGACCCGAACATCAAGCAGGGCAGGTGACAAAACACATTGGCGATCGCATCGCGCACGTCGCAATTCTCGTCGCTGGCGATTGCTCGACCACCGGCCCACAACTCGTCTGTGGCATAGCCGCTCTTGTAGTTGATACCGAATGGCGGATCGCTCAGAACGGCGACAGGCTGGGCGTTAAACATCACCTCAAGTGCGTCGTGCCCCCGGCAATCCCCCAGATACAGCGTTGCACGCCCGATATGCTCAATACGCATAACCTACCCCCTCCCAGCCAGCACAAGGCCAGCGCGAAGGCACAGCGCCATGTTGAGCAGGAGAATGGCGTGGGCGGTGAGGCGGCGGGGTGCGCTCATGCTGCGGCGCCGGTCTGGCGGGCGGAGTTCAACGCCAGTGTCCAGCCAAGCCAGTCAGCTGGCTTCACTGCACCGCCAGTTGCCTGCTCGATGTCGATCTGAGATTGAAGGGACGGAACCTTGTCGCCGCGCGCCCAATGACGCACACTCCAAGCACTCATTCCCTTGTCGGAGGCGAAATCCTCTGCGGTCAGTTGCCGTTCGGAGAGGAACTTGCGAAGCGGGGTGTCTGTCATGATGAACCGGAACGTACCTTGTCAGGGTACACTCTGCAACCCTTAATGTACCCCACGGCGGTTCTCGACTTGTCCCTTGAGCCGGGACAATTTCCACGCATGGAAAATCGCCTCGCTCACATCAGGAAAAAAGCCGGCTATTCTCAGCAGAAGCTAGGCGAGTTGCTCAACTCAGGGCGCTCGACAGTGACGAAGCTGGAGCGCGGCGAGATCCCGATGAGCGATCGGTGGCTTGATCGTCTCACCCAAATCCTCAATTGTTCTCCATCGGACATCCTAGGAGAGCAAGTGCCTGTTGTTGGTAGGATTGGTGCTGGCGGTACGGTTGTTTTTGACGATCTCGGCTTCGATGAGATGGTGCCGCGCCCGCCGGAAACCCCGGGCGAATTGATTGGCCTGGAGGTTCATGGGGAATCCATGCTCCCGAAGTTCGACCCAGGCGATATCATCTATATCAGCCGCGACCACGATGGCGTCGAGCCTCAGGATATCGGGGCGATCTGCGCTTGCCGGCTTACCACGGGCGAGACCTATCTGAAGCAGCTGCTCAAGGGCAGTGGGCATGGCCTGTTCACGCTCCGGTCGTACAATGCGGCAGACATGGAAGACTGCGAACTGGTCTGGGCCACGCCGATCCGGGCGATTACGCCTAAGCATGCACGGCGGTATAATTGATGCTTTCTATGGCTCGCAGCGACGTAGGGGGCTGAACAAATGTCGATCAACGAAGAAGTATACGCACAGCCTGCGGAGAAGCGCGACGTTGGGGGACTAGCCATCAATGGTGCTGTGGCCCTCTTTGCTATCGCGGACGCCCTTCTTGCGATTCAGGGCGGGGAAAAACCGACAGATGTTCAAATTGCAAAAATACGGGAATGCGCGACTAATTTCGCTGAACGGTTCAACCGCCTGTCCGGATGGGTGGACGAATGACAACGGTTGACGAAACACGCAGGGCGGCGTGGTCGAAGATGCAAGCTGACTCTGACGGCCGTCGCGGCCCCTTGAATCCACCCCCTCCCGGTGGCACATCAGGCGGCATGACCGATGATGCCCTTAAGCCACGCGTGGACTTTCTGCATACGGCTTTTCTGTGGCTAGCTGGCGCGCTCGTGACCGCTCTTGTCACTATCGTTGTTCTCAACCTGACTCTTGCAAGCTCGGCTAATGTTCGCACTGACCGATTGATCGAGAACATATCTCTGATCAACCGCCAGGCAGGCGAGCAGGGAACTAAAATGGATGAGGCAAATAGGCGGCTTGATAGGATCGAAGCGAAGTTAGATCGACTTTTGGACCAGCGTCAAAAGTAGGCTAGGGCCTGACAATTGCCACATCAGCCTCGCTTCGGCGGGGCTTTTTCTTGCCCGGCGTCCGCCGACATGAGTTGTTTCCTACACGCCAATGAGTTGCCAACGTACCCTAGGTGATTCGTAAAAGGTGGTGACACGTACCTTGTAAGGGTACATTTATTTTGTTGACACGTACCTTGTGAGGGTACACTAAGGTTTCCAACAGGCCACCCCGGCCTAGGAGATCGGCACAGTGTCAGTCACCACGAAATTTCCGGAAGGTCCTTGGCTATTTGAGCCGCATGGCGCTTTCCGCACCAACGTAGCCGGCGAAGAATGGCCCCTCGGCTATATCTCAGCTGGCGCTGGTAATCCCATCTTCGCGCTGCATGAAGTAGTCGGCGAGTTCGCGGCCCGCGACCTCGCTTCGGCAGCGCTTAAGGCTGCCGCCGCGCCTGAGCTTTACGAAGCGCTGGCCGAGGCCAAGGGGCTCGCCGACATGGCGGTCATGTCTGATGACAGCGATGGCACGCCGTCCGACGACCAAAAGGCGCTCATTGCACTGAGGGCCAAGATCGACGCCGCCCTCACCAAGGCGACCGCAGCATGAACATGTTCGCCCCCTCCTTCCTCGCGCAGGAAACCGAGCAGGCGCTGGCGGCGAAGGCTGCTGACGTTGCTGGCATTGCCCCCCTCGGCCTGTCCGACATCGCCATTGCCTCCATCGTCGGTGAGGACGCGGCTTACGAAGCGCGCGCTCTCGACCGGGGCTGGCTCAAGCCCGGCGAAAGCTACGGCTACAAGGCGATCTTCCGCAGCCTGACCACGGGCGCGCCGACGAACGAGAGCCCGACCCACCGGAACCGTATCGACGCGCTGATTGCCGCTCACACCAACACCACTCCGGGCCTTCTGTTCGAGCGGATCGAGGTTGTGCGGACGGCTTTTGCGGGGAGGGCTGCGGCGTGAGGAATGTCCTGACCGGCCGTGAGCAGATTGAGGCCCAGATCGCTGGCAACCTCGAAAACCTCATCGAAGCGCTGCGTCTGCCTGCCGATTATCCGGCGCGCGACGAATACCTGAACATGGTGATCGCAAAGGGCGCCGTGCTGATCGCTCAGCGCAACCTCTGCTTTGTCGAAAGGCTCGCAGCATGATCGCAGTCCAACACCTGCGCCCGGCCTACGAGGGCAACAATGGCTGGATCGATGGCCGTATCGGCATCGCCTACGACCTGATCGCCGAAGTTCTGGCGGATCTGGGACAGCCCACCACCAACAACTCGCTGCTCGCGGCGATCGAGGAGGCCGACATGGACCTCGCGAAAGGACGTGCGTCATGAGCCAGCGCTACACCCTCAAGGCCGCAGCCATGTGGCATGACAGCGTCGGCAACGAAGTCGAGGCAGAGGTTCGCGTCACGTACACCGCGCATCGCGGCCATGCCGGGACCATGATCGACCCGCCCGAACCTGCTTCGGTGGAGATCGTGTCCATCGTTCCCGTCGATCCGACCGTCACGCTGCCTGCTGGGTACGCGGCGGGCGACTTTGACGAGACGTTTTTCGAAGACTGCCTGGAAGATTACGCGGCCGAGATGGCTTGCGCCGCCGAGTGGCGCGCCGAGGCCCGCCGTGATGCGCTGATGGAGGGGTTTTGAGCATGGGCGTTACCCACACCCCCGGCCCGTTCGCGGTCGAAGAGCCCTTGGATGGCGAGCTGTGGATCGTCGAGGCTGGTAAAGATGCTTGGGACTGGCGCGTTGTTGCCAGCTTGCCGTTCCCGTCCAGCACTGGCGATATCTCGCGCGCTCAGGTCAAGGCAAACGCGGCCCTTTTCTCTGGTGCGCCTGAGATGTTGACCGCCCTCGAAGGCTTGAGCGGAATCCTCGCCACCGCCGAAAGCAACGCCAGCGGCAACCCGGAATGGGAGTTCGTCAGCGGCAAGATCAATGCTGCCCGGACCGCCATCGCCCGCGCGAAAGGCACCCAGGCATGAGCGCGGCGGAGAACAGTGGGGTGGAGCTCCTCATCCAATGGTTACAGGCCAATCCTGAGCCTCATGACGATAGGGTGAAGCGACTTCTGCTTGGCGCAGCGAGCGTACGGGATGCGTCCGATTGGAAACATGACGACGCCGAGAATGTCATCGCTTTCCTTCTGGCTGACCTTTCCCGACCCGCCCCCGCTCAGGCGGCAGGCTGGCAGGACATTGCGAGCGCGCCTGAGGTGAAAGGCAAATACTTCTTCTGCCGCCTCGCATGGGGTCCTGAATGGGATCGATGCACAGGCGATGGTTTCCGCTGGAATGGCCGTTGGTTCGTAGCAGGGCTGTTCCACAAGCCGGGCACACGCATTGACGAGTGCCAGAATGAGTATCGCCAGATCGAGGTGGTCCCGACGCACTTCATGGAGAAGCCCGAAGCCCCTCCGAGCAATGGAGGGCAGGGGTGATGAAGTTCTCTCAGGCCCTCGCGCTTGTCCTGATGCTGCTTATCGGCCTGCGCGCTGACGAGCAGATGGAAAGCTACGCCAGCGTCGCGTTTTGGCCTTGGCTCGCAATCCGCATTTTCTTCGCAGTAACATCGGTCACCCTCATGGCACTGACATGGCGCCTGATCGTCGGGAAGCCGTCATGATCGACCACACCCCCACCGCCATGCGCCGCCACTGGCACGGCAAGATCAAGCCGCTGCTTGAAGACGATGCGGTTTGGCAGCCGACGTACAACGCGCTGGTCGCGGTGGCAGTCACCCCGTGGATCGTCGCGGGCGTCCTTTTCCTCTTTGTTCGTGGAGCTAACTGATGGGCGAGTACGCCGAAATGATGCTCGACGGCACCCTTTGCGAGTGCTGCGGTTCCTTCATCGACATGGACGGCGGCGACGGAATGCCGCGCTATTGCTCCAACCAGTGCGCACGGGATCGTGGCGCTCACCATGCGCTGCCGAATCCGACTGGTGGCAAGCTGAACCCGGGCAAGACGAACTGTCCGCAGTGCTCGCGACGCGTCAAGATTACAGGGCTGGCCGACCATATCCGTGACGCTCATCCGCATGGCGTCGATCCGGTGCAGGAATGCCTGCGTGAAGCGTATGGCGCGGCGGCTCCTGAATTCGTCTCGGCATTCAAAGCCGCGTTGCGCAAGCGCGACATGACGATCCTCCACGCTGGAGAGGTCATCGTACCATGACCGCCGCCCTCCACGGCGCAATCGCCGCGATCATCTTCACCGCGCTGCTCATCGGTGTCGCTGCTTGGGCTCAGTTTTCTTCTCCCGCCGCTTCGCAGTCCCCCCAGGCTGAGGCCCACACCCCCGCGCGCATCGAAGCTGCCGCCGGGGATACCGGAGATGTCCGTTGAACGCTCAGACCAAGATTGAAGCGGCCCGCGTCGGCGGCCCCATCACCCACAACGACCTGATCCAGGGTTCGGACGAATGGCTTGCTGCCCGCTGCGGCCTGATCACCGCTTCCGAAATGAAGCACCTGCTGACGGTCAAGTCGCTCAAGACCGCCGACAACGAAAAGACCCGCGCCCACGTTTACGAACTGCTGTTCCAGCGTATCTCCGGGTTTGTCGAGCCGCAGTACGTGTCCGACGCGATGCTGCGCGGGCAGGAAGATGAGATCTACGCGCGTGCCGCCTACGAAGAGAACTTCGCGCCCGTCGTCGAAACGGGTTTTATCACGAACGACCGCTGGGGCTTCACCATCGGCTATTCCCCGGACGGTCTGGTCGGTGATGACGGCCTGATCGAGGTGAAGTCGCGCGCCGGCAAGTATCAGGTCCAGACCATCGCCGAGGACACGGTGCCGGAAGAGTACATGCTCCAACTGCAAACCGGTCTGCTGGTCAGCGAGCGCAAGTGGATCGACTTCATCTCGTACTCGGGCGGGCTGCCGATGTTCGTCAAGCGGGTCGAGGCCGATCCGCTCATCCAGGGCGCGATCCTTGCCGCCTGCACCGCGTTCGAAGCGCGCCTTGCCGAGAAGGAGCGCGAGTACCGCGCGACCCTCGTAGCCATGCCCAAGGTCATCGACACCGAGCGCCGGGAAGCACTGGAGATCATCCTGTGACCATCATTCGTGTCATCGATTTTGAAACCAGTGGTGTCGATCTGCCCGAAGCCGAGGTGTGCGAGGCCGCAACCTGCGATCTGCACCTTGATACGGGCCTGATCGAGGCGCCCGCGTCGTGGCTCTGCAAGGTCAAGGAAATGCCGCCGCAGGTGCGCGCCGTCCACCACATCAGCCTCGCCGAATGCCAGGAGTGGGCGCCGTTCGATCCCGCGCTGATGTTCAACCGGACCAATGCGGCAGACGCTATCGCTGCCCACAACGCCGAGTTCGAAACCCAATTCTTCGAAAGCCCGGTGCCGGTGATCTGCACGTACAAGGTGGCGCTGCGGGTCTGGCCCGAGGCCCCGGCGCACAACAACGGCGCGCTGCGGTACTGGCTGGAGGATGCCGGCAAGATCGCGCCCGACCATGCGCTGACCCAGCCTGCGCACCGCGCCGGACCGGATGCCTACGTGACGGCCCACATCCTCAAGGCCCTGTTCGATACCGGCGTGACCGGCAAGCAGATGGTCGCGTGGACCAAGGAACCGCGCCTCCTGCCGCGCTGCCCGATCGGCAAGTTCCGGGACAAGCCGTGGAGCGAGGTCGAGGCCGGGTTCCTCGGATGGATGCTGCGCCAGCCCGACATGGCCGAAGACCTCAAGTGGAATGCACGGCGCGAGATTGAGCGCCGGGACAATGGAGCACGCGCATGAACGACATGATCGATATGTCCCGCTTCGTCGAAGCGAAGTCGGACCAGCTCAACGCGGACGACCTGATCGGCGCGCCGCGCACCATCACCATCACGCGTGTCGCCGGCAGCGATGGCGATCAGCCGGTGTCGATCTTCTACCAGGGCGACAACGGCAAGCCGTTCAAGCCGTGCAAGACGATCCGCCGCGTCCTGATGGGTGTCTGGGGCCGGTACGCCAACGAGTACGTCGGCAAGTCGATGACCCTCTACCGCGACGACAAGGTGACGTTCGGCGGGCTGGAAACCGGCGGCATCCGCATCAGCCACATGAGTGGCATCGACAAGGAAACTGTCGTCGTCGTCATGAAGACGAAGGGCAAGAAGGCGGGGATCAAGATTCTGCCGCTCAAGGCCGAGCAGCAGGAGGATGCCGCAGCCAATTGGGTAGCCACGTTCACGGCCAACGTCAGAAAGGTGCCGACCTTGGGCGCGCTGGAATCGCTGATCATGCGCGGCGCCAAGAACATGGGTGGTCTGGAGGCCAACCGGCCCGAGTTGTTCAAGGAATGCCAGGCGGCCATCGATACCCGGCGAGAATATTTCGGCCCGGCAGATGGTCAGGATGGCCCCTCCGACACCCAGCGCGGCGAAACCAACACCACCACCCCCGCCGACCTGCTCGACCAGATCGCCGCGGCAACCGACCTCGCGGGCCTCAGCGACATCGACAACACCATCCGTGGGCTCTGCGACGAGATCGGCGCGCGTGATGAGCAGGCTTTGAGTGAGGCTATTACGCGGCGGCGTGGTGAATTGGAGGACGGCGAATGAGCATGAAGATCGGAGACAAGGTTCGCTGGACCAGTTCGAACACCTGCAAGCGCGGTGTGATCGAGGCGATTGTGCCCGCCGGGAGTTTGCCCGGTGATGTCGGATTCCCCAATGCCGGCGGCGGCGGGATGTCACGTGACCACGAAACCTACATCGTTCGCGGGCGCAAGTTGAACAGTGCTGGCGCGGAGTATGGCTCGAAGGGGGTCTACTGGCCTCGCGTCAGCTTGCTTGAACTGGTGCCTGTGACCGGGCGTGGTGAGATTGAGGGGGAGGGGGATCGTGGCTGAGAACAGCAAGATCGAGTGGACCGATCACACGTTCAACCCGTGGATTGGGTGTACTCCCGTCAGCACAGCTTGCGATAACTGCTATGCCGAGGTGTTGATGGATCACCGCTATGGCCGCGTCTCGTGGGGCGCGGGCGAAGATCGATCGCGAACCGCCGCATCAACGTGGCGCAACCCTCGCAAATGGAACAAACACGCGGCCAACACTGGCGACCGCCCCTTTGTGTTCTGCGCCTCGCTCGCCGACGTGTTCGACAACGAGGTGGACGAACTGTGGCGGCGCGACCTGTTCGCGCTGATCGAGGCGACACCGAATCTCGTCTGGCTGCTGCTGACGAAGCGCATCGGCAATGTCCGCAAGATGACCGACCCGGCGCGAGGTAATCGGCTCCTGCCGCGCAACGTCGCCATCGGCGCCACCATGGCGAACCAGGCTGAGTACGATCGCGACCGCATGAAGCTGGCCGAGGTGAAGACGTTTGCCGACGTGCTGTTCACATTCGGCAGCTTTGAGCCGCTTCTAGGCCCCATCATTCTCGACAAAAATGCACCAGACTGGATTATCGTCGGCGGCGAAAGCGGTGCAAACGCGCGGCCGATGAACCTTGATTGGGCTCGGAAGCTACGCGAACAGGCGTTCGATTTGCAGCGGACATTCAACTTCAAGCAGGTTGGTGGGCGCGCTGCAGACAAGGGCGGTCATACGCTCGACGGCATAGTATACTTCGACCGGCCGCAAATCGCTGCGCAGGTGTCGGCATGACCACCACCCCGCACCAGTGCAGCGTCACGCAGGCTGATATCGCCGCAGCGAAGTCGATCATCATCAGGGTCAAGATCGGCGAACTGACAGTCGAGCATTTGCACGAAACCTTCGCCCGCCATCGTGAAAACGCCATGACCATCCAGGCTGCCGTGCAAATGGTGCAGGACGCCGGCCTGTTCGAATGCGACGCCGACTTCGCGAGGGTGAAGGAGGTGCTGAGGGCTAGGGAGCGGGCGCAGGGGAGGGTGGTGGAATGAGCCGCATCCTGATCGCCTGCGAGTTCTCGGGCACCGTCCGGCGCGCCTTCACCGACCTTGGCTATGATGCATGGTCATGCGATCTGCTGCCGGCTGAGGATCGCAGCAACCGCCACATCACCGGCGATGTTCGCGAGGTGTTGAACGATGGCTGGGACATGCTGATCGTGGCACACCCGCCATGCACTCGGCTTTGCAACTCGGGCGTCCGCTGGCTCACCGCTGCGCCCCCGGGCAAAACGCTGGATCAGATGTGGTCCGAGCTGGACGAGGGTGCCGCGCTGTTCTCGGCCATGTGGAATGCGCCGGTGCCGCGCATCGCCGTCGAAAACCCCGTGATGCACCGGCATGCCAAGGAGCGCATAGTAGGGTTCGCCCCGGCCGCGCAGAGCGTGCAGCCGTGGGAATACGGCGACTGGGAGACGAAGCGGACGTGTCTGTGGCTTCGCGGACTCCCGGCACTGGTGCCGGCCTATCCGACGATCGCCGCGGCGCGTGCTGGTCTGGGGTTGGATGATGACGCCACGCCGACCGCGCGCGTCCACCGCATGCCGCCGGGCGCCGATCGCGCGAAAGAGCGCAGCCGGTTCTTCCCGGGCATCGCTGGCGCAATGGCTGCGCAGTGGGGGTCGTTGCTTGGCCATGTGGATCTGTTCGGAGAAGCGGCATGAAGATCGAGCGATGCACCTGCGGCAAAATGCCAAGCTTCGTTTGCGTGCAGATCGCAGAGGATGCGGTGGAATCTCAGTACGTCTGCCAGATCGGAACGCGCATCCCGGGTGGCGGCACTTCGCTCGGCGGATGCGGGAAGCAGGGTCCGGAAGTCGAAGACGCGTACAGCGACCGCGAAACAGCGGCGCATAGCTGGAACGTGATGATCCGGTCAGAGCGGCGGAGTAAAGCAGCATGATCAAAACCCTAATCCGCCACCACCTCCCGACCCCGACCGCGCTGGACATCACCCCCGGCACCGAACTTGCGGACCTCGGCGCGGACCAGCTCACCATTCACGGGCTGGCGCTGGACCTGGGGAACGAGGTTGGGCGGGATATTTCGGATGATGAGGCGGCGAAGTGGGTGACGTGCGGCGATGTTTTTCGGTCGGCGGGGGAGGAAGTATGACACACGAACGCCGCGGTAAATCCGACGAGTGGTACACGCCTAAGTACGTGTTCGACGCGCTAGGCTGCGTCTTTGATCTAGATGTGGCCCACCCCCGCGATCATGCCCACACCGCCGTGCCGTCCGCAAGCTTCCTCTACGAAGCAGGGCTGGAAACGAAATGGTCCGGCTTTGTCTGGATGAACCCGCCTTTCGGGAACGGTGATCGGGCAAAGCTGCTTTGGATGGATCGGTTCTTTGATCACGGGAATGGCGTGGCTTTGACCCCGGATCGCACGTCAGCGCCGTGGTTTCAGCGATGCTGGCAGCGGGCCGACATGGTGATGTTCGTGTCACCCAAGATCAAGTTCGTGGCACCCGATGGCGCGCTTGGCGAGCAGCCGGGCAACGGCACTGTACTATGGGCATCCGGCGATCGCGGCGTGCAAGCGCTCCTGACCGCTCATGCCCGTGGGCTGGGGCAAGTGGCGCGGCCGATCCGCGAGGTGGCGGCATGAGCCAGAACACCAGCACCGCCGCGCATTGGTCCACAACCCCGGCCACCGATCTTGAGGAAGCAATTGCCCGCTTCAAGGCAGACCTCCCCGGGTGGTGGTTCTCGGTCGGTGAATGCCAAGTGTCGTGCGATGCCTCTTGCGCGCCGACCAGTGAAACGATGGATTGCGGTATCGTCGGCATTCCCGGCAGCGACGATCGGTTCAACAGCGGCTTTCACGCCGACCTCGAGCATCCGTCGTCGCTTGCTGCGGCGCTGGATACCGTTCGGGAGCAAGCCTTGCAGGCCCTCGCATCGCACTACACCCCCACCCCCGACCATGGAGAGCGAGAGTGAAGGAAGTATCAGCCCGCTGGCCGGCGATGATGTCCCGTAAGACGGCAATGGAATATCTCGACATCGGCGAGGTCGCCTTCGAACGCGAGGTTGCATCCGGCCGCATCCCCGTAGGTATTTCGTTCGGCGGTCGTCCGCACTGGCGCCGCGATGCGCTCGACAAGGCGCTGGCCATACTCTCGGGCGAGATCGCAGTCGATCACATCGCCCGATTCGAGGAACGCCGTCGTGGCAAGGCTGCCTAAACTCAAGCACGTCAAATTCACTCGATCGAAGGGTAAGGTCTACGCCTACTTTGACACGGGCCGGAAGACAGCCAATGGCAACCCGATTCGCTTGCCGCTACCGCCATTCGGAACGGTAGGTTTCTACGACAGCTATTCGTCGTTCCTCGGCGCGCGCACCAAGCGCCAGGTCGTTTTGCCGACAATTTCGGACCTCGCCGCCCTCTATCAGAACAGTGACGATTTCAAGGAGCGATCGGAGGGCACGAAGAACGTGTACCGGATCACTTTAAAGCGTGTTCTCAGAGAGTTCGGAGAGTTTCCTCTGGAAGATGTGACGCGCAAGCGGGTGTACGACGTTCTGGACGAGATCCCCGGGCCCGCGTCGCGCAACCTGTTTGTGGCCGTCATGGGCGTCTTGTTTCGCTACGCCCGATCGCGCGACATGACCGAGAGCAATCCGGTGAAGGACATTCGCAAATCCAAGACCGGCGAGCATGAGCCGTGGCCCCAACACGTCCTTACGGCAGCGCTGATCTCGGACGACGATATGGTCCGTCTTGCCGTACACATTCTCTATTTTACCGGTCAGCGGCTCGGCGATGTGGTGAAATTGCGGTGGTCTGATGTCCGCGGAAGCAAGATAATTTTGACCCAGGAAAAGACCTCCAAGCCCATGATGATTCCCATGCACAGGGATCTGCTTGCCGAGATCGAAAGGAAGCCTCGACTTGGGATGACCATCATCTCTGAGGACAATGGCAAGCCGGTCACTGCGAGCAAACTGCGCAACGCACTCAAGGCTTTCGGCGACGGGCTGGGTGTCGCTGTCGTTCCGCACGGCCTGCGCAAGAACGCGGTCAACATTCTGCTCACCAACGGATGCACCATCCCTGAGGTGCAGGCGATCACCGGGCAGAGCGTGGAGATGGTCATGCATTACGCAAAGCAGGTGGATCAAGGTGCCTTGGGCGAGGCGGCTATCCTCAAATTCGAGCGAGGAAACAGAACGTGACTCTTCAAACCGATGGAAAACAGCCGCCGAAAATGGTGGAAAACTCCCGTTTTGACTTAACCCCACCTTAAGACCTTGCCCACTATTCTGGGGAAATGGCTTATGAAGCAGGTGCCCTTGAAGCAACTCTCGCCGCTGCGGCAGGCGGCGATCCCGTGCTTATGGCGGAGCTTCGCGGAGCCTTCGTCGAAAGCGTGATGCGGCAGGTGGATCTGCTCGAACGTTCGCGTTGCGACGGCAACTGGGTAGTTGCGGCGATGCGCTTGAAGGGCCTCGCGGCGAGCTTTCATTCGTCTCGGCTTCTGGCGCTGGCCGACAACGCCCTCGACGCTGCGCCCGGTGAGCCGACCGTGATCCGGCGGCTCAAGGCCTATCTCGGCGAGTTTTCCCTCGGCTGA